ACTTTTTTTATGCCAAAATTTAAGCATAAGGAGGGATGACCTTATGGGAAAATTCAAATTTTCAGATGAAACACTGGAACATATATTCAGCAAAGAACGTACAAGGGAAGTGCCGATTAAGTATCAATCAATCATGGTTCATGTGATCGAGGAAGTTTTAGGAGAAACGGGTAATGCTTATGAATTTCAGTCCGTTGGGACTTATGAACAAGCCGACATATCAGACACTTGATGAAGCTGAAATTGCGAAACAGATAGAATCAATGGAAGAAAGGGAGAACAGAAATGCCGCAGCCGATTATGAATCCGAACTATTTCAATCCGCAGTATAGAACACCTATGTACGGACAGTTTATGCCACAACAGGAGCAATTCCAACCACAGCAGTTTATGCAACAGCCACAACAAAACGCAGTACAGATGTACGGTCGTATTGTACCGGCACAAGAGTGCATAGCACCGAATGAAGTTCCTATGGATGGCAACACAGCTTTTTTCCCAAAACAGGACCTGTCGGAGATCTATGCTAAATCCTGGGGAGCAGATGGGAAAATCTATACAAGGCTCTACAAGCCTGTTTTAGATGCAGACCCTAACAATTTACCGTCAGAAACAGAAAAGGCAAAATTTGACCTATCAGACGAAGCCACAGCGGTATTTATGAAGCGTTTCGATGAACTGGAGCAAAAGATTGAGCAGTTGAAATCTTCGCAATCGCAAAGAAAAACTCCACAATCGCAAAGAAAGGATGATGCAGAATGAAAATGATGAATCCTATGCAAATGCTCAAAGGGATGGGAAATCCACAACAAATAATTCAAGGGATTATGGGAAATAGTCAAATGATGCAAAACCCCATGATTAGAAATGTAATGGGAATGGCGCAAAAAGGTGACATATCAGGTGTTGAAAATTTTGGCAGAAATATTGCTAAGGAACGTGGCGTAGATTTTGATTCTGAATTTGAAAAATTCAAGCGTCAATTTCCTATGAAGTAGATACTAAATTCTTGCAAGATTAAGTATAAAAAATCTTATATGGAGGTAAAAATTATGTTTGAGAGTAACAATACTCCCTTTACCATGCCTGTTATGCCTGCCAACAGCGGATATGGAAACAACGGTGCATGGGGTGACGATGGTGCATGGTGGATTATTATTTTCGTCCTTTTCTTTGCTTTTGGCGGTTGGGGCGGTAATGGATGGGGCGGTAATGGCTCTAACTCCAGTTACTACACCGATTCTGCATTGCAAAGAGGGTTTGACACCCAGTCTATCATCGGTAAACTGGACGGAATCAACAACGGTCTGTGTGACGGGTTCTACGCTGTAAACAACGGTATGCTTACCGGATTTAATGGTGTAAATACCAATATTTTACAGACCGGCTATGGAATCCAACAGGCTATCAATGCAGACACCGTAGCAGGAATGCAGAATGCTAACGCTTTACAGGCACAGTTAGCACAGTGTTGCTGCGAGACCCGTGAAGCTATCCAGGGTGTGAACTACAATATGGCAACGAATACTTGCGCATTGCAGAACACCATGAATAACAACACTCGTGATATTATCGACAGCCAGAATGCCGGTACAAGAGCAATCCTTGACTACTTATGCCAAGATAAGATCGCTACTCTGCAGGCAGAGAACAACGATCTGCGCAGAGCCGCTTCTCAGGATCGTCAGAATGCTCTTCTGACTACTGCCATGAGTGCACAGACACAGCAGATCATTAACGCTGTGAATCCTGCGCCCATCCCGGCATACCAGGTTCCCAACCCTAATGTATATTACGGATGCGGATGTAACACTGGCTGCGGATGCTAAAACTGCATATCGAGTAACTTAACCTTAAGGTTATGTCTGCTATGCAGAATTACTGACAACATGGGGCAGACTATATGGTTTGCCCCTTTGATTTTGAAAGAGAGGTATTTATTATGGCTGAATATACAGCAGTAGCATTACAGACTGTGGCAGCAGGAGCGGACGTTGCTTTTACTGAAACTGCCGTAAATGGAAGTAACTGTATCAATCATAGAGAGGGATCCGGAATTGTGAAGTTAAGAGGTATCACTAATCAGTGTCGTGCAAGATTCCTTGTAAGCTATTCCGGTAACATTCAGATTCCCACTGGTGGAACTGTTGGGGAAATTTCTCTTGCACTGGCGGTAGACGGAGAACCTTTGCAGTCCACAAGAATGATTGTAACTCCGGCAGCAGTAGAGAATTTCTTCAATGTTTCTGCGCAGGCTTACATTGATGTCCCTCGTGGATGCTGCAGTACGGTAGCGGTTCAGAACACTTCCACACAGGCTATTGAGGTACAGAACAGTAATTTAATTGCCGTTCGTGAAGCGTAGGAGGTGAAAATCATGGATGTTAAAAGAATGCATGAAATGATTGAAAAACTTTCTGAATGCGCTAAAACGCAGTTTGACAAGGGCATCGACCATGTAGACACTTGCGAAATGGGAAAAGTCATCGACATGATGAAAGACTTATCCGAAGCAATCTACTACCGTGAGTTGACAAAAACCATGCAGGAATATGACCCAGACGAAAACATGGAAATGTTTGATCGTTACGGTGACGGTGGAAGACGGTTCTATGACCATTACCGCTATGCTGACGGCAGATTTGCTCCTAAAGGACAGGGAACCTACCGCAGAGGATATATTGAGCCGGACTACCACATGACACCGGAAATGTATCGCGACATGGACAGAGATATGGGACGTATGTACTACACGAAAACATCTTCTACGTCTGCTGGTATGCGTGATGCAAGAGAGGGTAGAAGCGGTATAAGCCGCAGAACCTATATGGAAAATAAGGAACTGCATAAGGCTAATACACAGCAGGACAAGGAAGCTAAAGTCCGTGATCTGAAAATCTACATGACCGAACTGGCAAATGACATGACGGAAATCATCAACGATGCAACACCGGAAGAAAAGACGGTACTTCGAAACAATCTTTCTACACTGGTAACAAAAATTGTATAACACACTTAAGGGGCTTATTTAGCCCCTTTTATGTTGGAGGTGGTAAAGTTGTTCACGATAAATGGAATGGACTGGAATTTAAGGCTTGTACGCAGTCACAGTCCTATGCTGATGCGTTCTGATGGTACATATACGTTTGGAATGACAGACAGAAACACAAGAGATATTTACATATCAGACATGATTCATGGCAATTTCTATGACCGTGTATTGTGCCATGAACTGTGTCATGCGTTCTGCCTGTCCTACAATTTGACTATGGACATTCAGACAGAAGAGATTGTTGCCGACTTTTTGGCAACCTACGGCAGAGAAGTGTTTGCGCTGGCTGATGAACTGATAAGTGGACTTGTTGGAATGGCAATGTGACTGTTTGCCACACTAATAATTTTCTACGGTACGTTTAACGTACAATAGAATAATTGAGCGACACGGTGTCGCTCAAATAATGGCATAGAAAAGACCCCTGTTATGGGGTCTCTTCTTTTGCGCAGTCCTCTAAGTCTTTCTGAAGAATTTTAGATGCAAGGTCTGAAAGCTGTGGGAAGTAGGTGATTACTTCGGAATTTCTGCATTTCCAGTTTCCGGTCGTTGCGCTGTAAATTCTCTTTGCTTCATCAAAATTATACGTTCTTCCCAAAACTTCAAGTAAGTGGTGCATATATTCCTTTGATGTAATGTCGTAGCAACGGCAGATGTAATTGATTTTGCCACGGTTGATGCAGAACCAGTCTGTTTCAAACTCTAATGTCGGCTTTTCCTCGATTGCTGTGGTGGAAGTAGGTGTAGATTGTTTATTTTTCAAGCCTTCAAAATATCCATCAATAAGCATTTCTTGTACTTTCCATGACAATTCATCATTTAACGGCTTTGTGACCATTAAATATCCTCTTTCTGTCAATACAATCAATCCGTTTGGCGCACTAATATTAAAAATTGTTTTGGCTTCGTCCACCTGGAGGACGAAGTAATGTTTATTAAGGACGAAGTACTTTTTATTTCTATTAAAAGCTTTTCTTGCAGTTCCGCTAGGTCTGCGGTGCACTTCATCAATATCCCTAAATGTAACAACCCTCTGACCATTGTATTCTCTAATACTTAACTCTGTTCCCTCAACGTTTACCAGTTCCGTCATATGCTACCTCCTAAATTTGTGGAACGTAAGAACCATTCATAATACCGATTGCCAGCTTCATTCCCTCTACGGCATAGTAGTTAATAGTACTCACTTCACATTCTGAAAAAGAATCCATGAGTTCTTCAAAGACCTTTTCACTCACGATTTCCTGCAACTTATCAAAGAACGGCTTAAAATATTCTGATGCTTTATCTCCTTTTTCCGCAGTGTTGATAATCTGACTTTCAAATACGATTTCTAAAAATTTTTCCATGATTTTCTTCTCCTTTTGATTGATTTTCCCAAAAGAAGATGTTAAAATAAGTTATCACTTCTTTGGGAGTGGGAGAGTAACCAGTTACCGGGAAAGTAATGAGTGGTTACTCTTTTTCTTTGTCGTACTGAATTTCTATCCCTTTTCTTACAACCTCCGATTTTGTAATTCCTTTCTTTTCAGCAAGATATTCCAATTTTTCAGAAGTTTCATCATCACACCGAAATTTAAGAATGTGATTTTTAGGATTGTCAGTCAACTTTGTTCCTTTATGAATACCCATATGTTTTCACTTCCTTTCTTTGTGGGTACAAGTAAAGTATAATGTGGACACATAGAAAAGTCAAGCACTTTTTCAAAAAAAATAAAAATGCCCTAGATCGAATCTAGGGAGTCTATCATCCGACCAGTTTATTCACCGACTTATTTTCCAAAAATTCCTTAATTTCTCCGTATCCCCAACCGTATCCAACCAGTGAACTTACAAGCATTTCAGCATTCTGAACTAACAGTAGTTCTTCCTCAGTCAGATAATCCCGGATGTTTTCTTTGTTGCCAATATTAAGGTCAAGCCGTAATTGCTTTGCGGTTTTTCCGAATACTGATTTATAAATCAAATCGGTGTAGGTAGAGTATGCATGACCGTGCATCCGTTCATTTTCGGAAGTCCTCTGCAAACTATCCGTAAGTACCCTGCGGACACCAATTCCTTTTTCACGTTCCCGTATTTTGCCAATAAGAGCCTTTTCCATAGCATTAAACTGCTTAATATAAGCCATCTTAAACTGCATAGCTTTCTCGCCCGTGTATCCCATGACCAAAAGTGTAAAGCCATCTCTGTTCATGTAATACATAGGATTTTTCTTTCCGTTTGATGCCTTATATTCTGTCTCATAGAATAGCCCCGAAAATTCGGGTGTACTAATTTTTGATGCAATCTCACGTATATCTTCAATTACGTGATAATGTTCTTTTCCAAACGTTTCCGCAACATCAAGGCTTGTTACAACGGTTATTTCTTCTTTGTTTACTGTTTTGATTTCAACTAACATTTTCTACCTCCAAACAATACATTGTCATGGGGCAGAAGAGCATAAAAATAAGCCCACTACCCCTGTTGCTGTTGGAGTAGCGAGCTTCCAATCTTTTTTTGGTCTGTCTTTATTCCGGGTCTTGGTTACAATCTAGGCTGTCTAATCAGCTTTCACTCGCCGGACATGGTGCAAGACTTCCTAACTGACACACATTATATCATGACGAACGTAGATTCGCAACACAAAAAAATAAGAGCACCCTTGCGGATGCCCTTAAAATCAGTTATCTTGATGCTCGGATAAGTCGTAAATAACTTCGTCTGTGTCTTGGTCTACAATCAGAACATTGAAGTCTCTGTCTTCTGGTGGAACTAAATTGTATGCTTGAATGGAATCACTTAGTACTCCACATATAATTGCTACACCAAAAGGAATAAAAGGATTGCCAGCTTCGTATTCTTCCTTGTTTGCGTAAAAAGTAAACTCTGAAAAATCATCGTTGTAGTCTACTGATTTTAGAGAAGCATACTGCTCATCAGAAAAAATTTCTTGGAACGTAGCGTTAAGATTCTCTTTGCTCAATATCTCTTCTAATGTAGACTGTCTCTTTGATTCTTTAATTGTCAATGTGTAGTGGTCATCGTCATATACCTCAACCACAGCATCAGGATTATCTTTTTTATAATCTTCCACATATTGTTCGATTCCTACGTTGTTGAAATCGTAAGCAGACAAGATAATATCAACATCCTTGTCAAAAAGCTGTGGCGTTTCTGATTCCTCTACTTGTGATACATTCGGTGTTTCTTGTGGCTTCTGCGTGAGGTCTACGGTGTTTGTCTGTGATCCACAACCGCAGACAAGAAGTGATAAAGACAGTAGTAATGGAATAATTCGTTTCATAAATATTTCCCCCTTTAGGTTTTATTAAAAATCTCATTTTTTGAGACTTTTTTCGTAAAAAATTTTGGGTCAACCGTTTTGATACCCCCGTAGGTCTGCATTTTCAACCGAAAATCTCGTTTTCAGAGGTTTTTGAAAGAAAAATTTTTCTACAATTTTCGTGCTAAAAATTTTCAATCCCCCCAGGGTAGCACTTTTCAAGCTGGAAAATCCGTTTTCAGAGGTTTTTCTCTGATTTTTTCAGACCGTTTCAAAGTGTGGAACATCTGCACACTTCTGCGGTGCGAGTCTTGAACCGGTCAACGTGTCGCAGCTTTCGCAAGGTCTCCGACTGCCGAAAGCATGGAATCATAAGCAGACCGCAACAGCTCCGCAGATTCCGGAGACAGACCACCGGCGGCACTCTCCACCCTTATAACGGTTTCCAACCGTTCCCCGGCATCCGCTACGCTCTCCATGATATCATATACATGACCGATTCCCAATTTTCGCATTTTGTATAATCCCCTTGTAATATTTGATTGTACACCAATACAGCGCAAGCCGTCAATATATCCGGGCGCAGGATCTGACCGGAACCGGTGTAAGAGTAACACAAATAGACCGCCAGCCGGCAGAAGATCCAACGGAACACGACAAAAAGACGGCTTGCGACCGTCTTTTATCCGTTTTCAAGTTCAAAAATTGCCCACCGCAGGGCGGCGGCTGTCTCCGTGTCTTTCTCTCGCTCCGCACGCTCTAACAGCTTGTAAAGTCTTTCAAGGTTATTTTCTTTCATCCTGGCAACCTCCTATTTTTAATTTTTGGGTAAATTCCACCCATAAAACCGCCGCCGGTAGTGATCCGGCGGGCATCCTCTGCGGCGGCTATTGTTCGCAGTTTATATCTGCAAGTTCTTTGCGTATTTTCTTGATTTCTGCAAGGTATACCGGGTTATCTTTGCAGGCTTCGAGGTTGTCAAGTCGTCCTATTAGTTCTTCTTTTCTGCGTTCATTTTCGCTCATGGTGTGATACCTCCATATTTTCAATTTTTCCCGTTTACGGGTAAAAGCAAGCCGGGGGCACGATCCCCGGTGTAAGCCTGTCTTACTTGCTTAACTCTTTATAATACCGGAGCACATACCCGGCAAGCATTGCAAAAATTAGTAATATAAAATTCTCCATGCTCTTATTCTTCCCCCATATCGTCCAAAACTTCGGCGATTGCCTGCCCTAACAGATAACATCTAATTGTTACGTCCATTTTTTCCCAGTCCTCAGATAAAAAACATTCTCCAACCGTTGCGGCATCTGTTCCGAACTCTTCGCAAGCATCTTTTAAAAGATCAATGTTATCTTTAACATATTCCTGCGCCTGTGCTCTGCTAAAAGTGTAAGAGCCGCTTGCGTTTCCGGTTACGCTGTCTTCTGTAAAAAGCTCATCATTTAAGTAGCTTTCCAGCTCGTCACGGTCTGCAAAATCTTCTAAATTAATCTCGTTGTTGATGTACTCTTTGATATCTTCTTTCATTGCTTCTAAATAGTTATACATATTGCTTTACCTTTTCACCCGTGTTATAATATGGGTGCCTTTCTTTTTGGGTGCCGGTGTTCGCTTGGTAGGTGTCACCGGCTTTTTTATTTGTTGATATTATAATAACAAATATATTGCACATATACAATATGTAATATTTAACAAAATAATGCACATATAACCATGCGTTTATTAGTTAAAATGTATATTGCACATATTTTATTGACAAACTAATGCACATATAGTATAGTAAAGCTATATTTATATTGTATGGAGGTAATAAGAATGGGTATAAACAAAACAAGTGAAGCACAATTAAAAGCTAGTAGAGAATACGAAAAAAGAAACGACCGTATAAATATAGTTTTTCCGGCAGGCACTAGGGACAAAATGAAAGAGCTTGGAATTGAAAAGCCGAACACGTTTATTAAAGAAGTAGTTGCGGCAGAACTTGAAAAAATGGAGAAATACAAAAAATAATGCACATATATCTATTGACATATAATGCACATAATGTTATAGTGATATCACGATATCAAACAAGTGATATCACACTAATGATATCATGATATCACAGCAATGATATCACACAAATGATATCATAAAAAACTAATGATATCGCATTAATGATATCACAAGAAAAGGAGGTGCTAAAATGGCGGAAACATTTAACCAAATGATTAGATTCCCGAAAGACCTAGAACCGAAGATCAAAGCGCAGGCAGAAAAGAACGGTGTAAGTGTCAACCAGTTTGTTATAGGTGCCGTGATCGTAGCATTGCAACCAGTACAACCGCAGACAGTGACAGAGCAACCGAAAGAAATGCCCGTGACAGGCTCTAGAAGCCCCATAGACGAGAAAATCGCACTCATGCAGGCAAATGAACGGCTACACGCTTTACAAGCCAAAACAGCGGCAGAAAGAGCCGCTAGAGAGCACGGAGAAGTTAAACCAGTTATAAAACATCCTCCGAAATGGGCAGGCTTACCCGGACAGCGGCCAGACGAAAGCAATGTTGAATGGGTAGAACGCAAGAGGAAAGAAGCGGAAGAAATTTATAAACAAGGTATGGAACGAATACAAAGAGAAAAGGAGCAAACGAAATGAAAGGAACGCCGGAGCAGATCACAGCAAAGAAAGCCGCCCGGATCCGCTCAAACGTCCGGCAGTTCTTCCGGTACTACCGGGAGCAACTGGAGCAGACGGAAAAGCCGGCTTTAAAAGAATTTAACAGGGCAGAACTCCAAGCCCTGGAAACGGTGCAAGTGGAAACGCTCCAAGCACTGGAGAGAATGACAGATCCGGAGTTATTGACCAGCAAAACCGCATACGGTGACAGGGCACTAATTGACCGGATCACAGCGAGAGCGGAACGGATCAGAAGAACAAGTAAACAAATAGCTTAAAAGAAAGGTTAAAAGGTGGAAATTATGCAGAAGATAGAAATTTATTGTAATTACGGAGTTTTAGCAGCAGAAAAGAGAAATGTTTATACTTACGGCGGAGAACATCAACACGCAACCTGCAGCGATCGCATGACTGTTATAGTTCCGGACGAATGGAAATTATATAAAAATACTTTTGGCGCCACTATGGTTGAATCTCCTTGGGGCGAATGCTACGAGATTAACGAAGTACTTCATGGGAACGAAAAGCCTTGTTTTTATGCGCTCGATAAAGAAATGAAAGGGCATATGGCATATTTGGAAGAAGTAAACGAATAAAAGCAACAGGCGGAGCCGAAAAGCTCCGCTTTTTGCATTGGAGTAAAAAGATGAAAGATAATATACTACCAAGAATCTGCAGAACGTGCGGAACCAGCTTTTTAGGTGGGCCGAGGGCGTTTTACTGTCCTGAATGCAGACAGGAACGAAAAAAAGAGCAAAGCAAAAGATATAAAGAGCGCAACAAGCACGGATCTACAACTCCGCTTGGGTCTATTATACAGTGCGAGTCTTGCGGATGCGATATAATTAAGCGCAGCGGCTTACAAAGATTTTGTAAGCAATGTGCAAAAAAACATTTAAAAATAATTGACAATCAGCAATCTTTAACTTGGAATAAAAACAATCAAGTAAAAGTAAAAAAATCAAAAAAATTATACAACGATAAAAAGCAAGCAACCAGAATACATAAAAACAGCGGCATCCCTGGCGTTAATTGGGACACGGTAAAAAACAAATGGATTGCTTGCGTATCTGTTAATCACAAGCAAATCAAGATTGTGACCACATCAAACATAAATGTTGCAAAATTGGCAAGGGAGGAAGCGCAGAAGGCAAAAGAAACCGGATTATTAACAGATGATTTTATAAACATATTAAAATCAAAATATCGTAATCTATAAGCAGGTGTAACAGCCTGCTTTTCTTGATCTATTTTCACTGTGATATTTTAACGTGCTAAATTTTGTAGACAAATTGTAGACATTTTGTAGACGCAGATTAAATAAAAGGAGATTAGATAAAATAAAGGTTAGATAAAATAAAAATAAATAAGTGCAGAAAGACATTGTATAACCAAGTATATATAAATACTAGAGCTGACCATCTGCCACCATGTACCCATCTGCAAAAATTACCTATCTGTCTGTTTAAAAATACCATTTGTCAAATTTAACCGGATGATATTTTTTAATCGCATGATTTTTATATACTCAGGATCACCGCCAAACCTACCACAGTAACAAATTGTCAAATGCGTAAAAGGTTGTTGTTGATTTATAAATAGCACTTATGATATTATAAAAGCAGTTAGGGAGCCGACGCTAACACGGTGCGAGTGACAGCGGTGCAAATCCACCCCCCACTGGATATGCAGCCGCCCAGATTGTAACCAAGACCACCGGAGCCGACAGACCGAAACCGACAAGAAGTCACTAGCTTGTCACTTTTATAAATTTATGTTTTTGTCTGATCTGTGGAGGAGATCAAAAAAACATGGGTTTATTAAGTGATGCTTAGTGATTTTTTTATTGCAGATTTTTAGGAGGTGCAGAAATGGAAAAAGTCGAAAATACAGAAATGTCTCAGGTTTATGAAAATGACATGGAGCTATATCTTTCCCAGTTCTGCAAGGATCAGAAAATTGAGGATATTAGACAAGAGTCTCAGAGCGTATGGAATGCTGCTCTTATGTATATCAAACGCCATGCATTTAATGAGCCTGACTGTCTTAAGTCTAAAAACCTTGTAAATACTACTGGATCATTTACAGGTGGAGTAAGTAATTATAACGCTTATAATTATGATTTAGTTAATCGTATATGTGATTATTATATATATATGTGTATGATGTATGATAAAGAGGTATCAGCTATAGGATTTAGTTTATTAACGGGTATTGATAGATATACAGTGGCTACATGGAGAGATGAGGGGACTAAATTAAGTCCATCGTGTTCTGACATCGGCAAAAAGATATCGGATTTTCGCGAAGAGTCTCTAAGCGCAAAGTTAGCCACGGCAAAGCGTAACCCTGTAGGGATCCTGGCAATCCTGAATCGTCACTACGGATGGAACCTTCCTGGAGTATCGAGAGAGCAGCAGAACCACAAGCAAGCCTTAACCGCTTCGGATTTGCCACAGTTAGGCAGCATAAATGGACAAAATACATCAATGTTGACCGATTCCAGAGTGTATGACGATAGCAACGTAGATGCGAATGATTAGCAACAAGGTAGGAAACGTGCAGAAATATGGGATAGTTAAGAATGTAACAATAAAGACTGCGCGAAGCGCGAATTTTGCGCATAGTTGAAAAGCCACATAGCACACCGGGGGAGGGGGTCTGACAGGATCAGCGAACAGCCCCTACTTAGTCCCTCAAATTTCCTCAAAAATAAAAAGACCTTTATCCAGAAAGGAGACCTAGATGCCAGATAATGTAAATCACCCCAGTCATTATGAGACAGGAAAATATGAGTGCATAGATGTGATGATTGAGACGCAGGGGATTGAAGCTGTGAAGAACTTCTGCATCTGCAATGCTTTTAAATATCTTTACCGGCATGAAAATAAAAACGGTGTAGAGGATGTGAGGAAAGCTAAGTGGTACCTGGACAAGTATTTGGAACTGGTTGAATCAGACAAAGAAAAGCTAAAGAAATCTTTTGAAAACTTGGAAAGAAGCATTGAGAATATTCAAAAAAATTGGAAAATACCGCCAAATATTGAAATTGCTATACCGCTTTGCAAACATGAATCTGAAACAGACAATGATGAAAAAGTTTCTGTGGAAGAAGATTTAAGTAAAGTTGCAACAATTCCTACGTTAGATACAGGATCAAGGGCGCATAACCCACAAACTGCTAAGAATTTTGCAACTTCTGTATGAATTTACAATGATCGAGGTCACTTATGCAGATCTACGGAAAAGAGATTAAAGACGAATGTTCAAAATGCGGTGAAGTCCTGCAATGCGAATTATTTCTGCAAGGTCACGGAATTAAGAGAGACCGTGAGAACGTTACTGAAATGGTTAGCTGTCAGATGAAGCACCAAAAGAGCAGACTTGATAAAGAACCTAAAGAAGATTTACCAGTTAAGGAGAAATGCGAATTGCCACCGGAGATTAAAGAGATCTACACAGAGGTTTGGAAAATCCATAAAGAGTGTGCTAATCCGAAAACAGATGATGACTGGTCGTATCTTATCCGTCAAGGCAATCTGCTGATTAAAATGCATAACAATAGCCAGTTTGCTAAAGCATTGGTAATGGCAATGATCGATGAAATTGAAGAAAGGACGAAGAAAAAATGATCGGATACATGATTTTAAAAATAATGACAACGTTGGTATTGACAGTTTTAGCAATATCTGCTTTATGGTATGCTCCAAAACAGAAAACAGCATCAGACGGAGTATTTTTCTTTGCAACTGCAATGTTTCTTGCATTTGGAATAACTTTTATGTGGGTATAGCCTATGTGGTTACCGGAGATTATGCGAATTACCCAATATCACATTGTTGAATGGGTTAAATTCATAAAGCCATTGTTATTACCGAATATCCAGTGTTGTGTTGGCATCGGATATGTGGCAGAGAAATCAAGGCATCAAGAGTGTATGTAGCCTGTGTGTGGGAAACGAAAAATGGAAATATGCGTTCGACAACACCAAGTTTTTCAAAGTACTGTACACAGGCGAGAAAATTTTTTAGATAAAGCGATATAGGGTGTTTCACGAAAAAATAATCCGGGAGCAGATGGTCTCTCTCCCGGAGTTTAGGACTATCGCCAAGCGGTAAGGCACAGCACTTTGACTGCTGCATTCCCAGGTCCGAATCCTGGTAGTCCTGTTTCGCAGATGTTTTCTTCTTTTGGTCTTTGCCATCTGCGAATATTCCATCTACATGGAAGACTCCTTTCACCTCATAGCGGAATGCTGTTAAGAGCCGTCGCAAGGCTCGTGAGGGTTTTCCACGTAACCGCTTGAAGCATTGCAACCATATAGCGGTGAAAAACTTTATCTGCGTCGATAAGACGATACCGTGATTGCAATAATCGGTAGGTAGCAGATAGGTGTGCCAGAAGTTTAGTCGTGGTTATACGGCACAGGTTTTGGGGAAATATGCATAGTGGCGATTGCAGCGGTCTGTAAAACCGTGACATTAGAAACACCGAAGGTTCGACTCCTTCTTTCCCCACGATGTCGGATCGCAACCAACTAGCAGGTAACTGGCGGATGTCCTGCAAAAATAAAAATAGCCATAAGTGTTGCGCTGCGTCAGCGCCTTAAATGTAGGCATACAGCTTATGGAAACGCACATGATCGGTTAGTCAAGTGGTAAGACACCACCCTTTCACGGTGGTAACGCAAGTTCGAATCTTGTACCGATCACTGGGATGTAGCGCAAATGGAAAGAGCAGTGTCCTTCTAAGGCATAGGCTGTGGGTTCAAGTCCCATCATCCCAACTATTCGGTCAAATTATGCTGTCTGTTAACAGGTGGTCTATGTTTTGGCTGAAACAGTGATGCAATATGCTCTGCGATTGTATAATGCGGAGTAACCCCGGGAATATTGCATCTCAACCATGCATAGCTCCAGTGGAAGAGCGGCATCCGCATAGGATGTGTGTCGGCGGTTCGATTCCGTCTGCATGGGTTACGGAGGAATTTTACATGAATGGATTTCACCTTATTCTTCAAGATTGTTGTCAGTATTGTAAAGATTTTGAACCGAAACTGATACAAATGAATATAACAACAGTGTCTGACAAAAGCGAAAAATACTTAAACAACATTACTTGCGAAAATCTTGATAAATGTGAACGGTTAATGGAGAGGTTGAAAAATAAGCATGTGTAAATTTTGTGAAAACTGGCATGACGAAAATACAATCTGCGGAGCAGACATTAAAATTTATAAATGTGCGAATGAAACAAATTTGACAGAAGCACAGATTTTGAAAAATGTCAGAGACAATAAACCTGGTATTGTTATTTTTGCAAATGCAGCAACTATGGGATATTTTAAAATTGAGTTTTGCCCCATGTGCGGCAGAAAGCTGGTGGAGGAATGACGTGTCATGATTGTGCTTACCTTGGATTTGATAGAAACGAAGTTGTAGGGATGGCTGAAATGTGCAACCATCCGGAAAAATGGATTCCTGGTGCTGGATTTGCTGACAGTGAACATGAGTGCGAATTTTTCAAAAAGAAATCAGGAGTTTCTAAATGGGATTCATATTCCGAAGATGAAAAAGAAAAGGCCCGGGAATATTTCCAAGAATACTATGTTCAAAATCCTGTTGGCGATTTAACATGCGAACAGGCTTGGGCACAGTTCGTTGAATATTTAAAAACTACTGATTCAAATGCATGATTTGATAGGAGTATTGAAGAATGAGCATGACAGCAGTAATTGAAAATATAGAACGTGATGCGTTTCGACAGGTCACACCTAAAAACATCGGGAATATTGAAGATATAAAAATTGAATGCGCAACGCTGGGAGATGAGCCGGTTATTATGGCTAATTCAAAGGAAGACGAGGAAACTTTGAAAAAATGTTTTTATGCAAAATTGTCCGAACATCGTTGTAGCAAGTGTAACCGCCTTTTAGGCAAATTCAACGGACAGGCTGAAATCAAATGCCCGAAGTGTGGGAAAATCAATAGAATTGGGGTGAATCTTGGATGAAAATTATAAAACGACACAAATTAGTAGCACCGACCAAAAGATTAACCTGCGATAAATGCGGTTCGATATTTGAGTTCGAGAAAAGAGAATGCGATGCAACTGACATAATGGGTGTAATGCATGATGGTCTTGGCAGTTACAATATCAAGTGCCCTGTATGTGGGAAACGGTCGTATTTTGATTGGAAGTAAATTGAATATTTAGAGCACCAGTCGTAGAGTGCCTACGCAGAGAGCCAAATTTCCAAAATTTTAGGAAAGGAGGCTCTTTTATATTGGCAAGTCAGAGCCTTATATCGGCAGTAAACAGTTATGACAATTACATACAGCGAAAGGGAATTGATGAACAGGTCATTGATGCGTATATAGAAGCCTGCAGAGTGGCTATAAACGGTGAAAAGGATATAACTTATGGCTTACATATAACAAACCGTTCTAAAGGCATTGTAGAGCGTTTCTGCATGGAAAGAACCGGAGGAACCATATGGGATTTGGAAAAGTATTCCTTTGCGAACAAGACGCACTATTCATTGACAGATAAATTGTACGATGTTCTCCTACTGGAAGCACAAAATAAGGTTGTGGACAGTGCCTACCGCTATTTGGAAAAGAAAAGAGAACCTAGAGAGCGGTTCTATATGCCACGTAGAAAGCAATTTCTTAAAATTGGTCTCATGGATGCCATTCAAGGCATGATTGATGATAAATACGACATTCTATGCGTGTCTCTTATCCCAGGTGCTGGAAAAACCACGGTCGAGAAAATGCTGAATGCGTTGGTAGCAGGATGGTTTCCGAGAGATTTCAACCTTTTTTACTCCCACAGTGGAGATATTACACGTATGTACTATGACGGTGTGTACGATATTTGTACAAATTCTGACGAGTACACTTGGAATGAAATCTTCCCAAATCTTTCCGTTACCAGTACTAACGCAAAAATGGAACAGTTTAACATCGGCAAATATAAACCATTTCCATCTGTTCAGTGCACATCCGTAGGAAGTAAAAACGCTGGTAAAGTACGTGCATCTAAGTTTTTGTTCGTAGATGACATGATCGGTGGCATTGAAGAAGCTATGAATCCTATAATTTTGGATAAACTGTGGGACAAGTATGCGGTAGATGCAAGACAAAGAAAGACACAAGATACTGACGGAAAGAATTGCAAAGAGATCCATATTGCTACCAGGTGGAGCGTAAATGATGTAATCGGTCGGATCCAAAATATGTATGAAGGGAATCCAAGGGTAAAAGTAATTGCTGTTCCGGATATTGACCAAAAAACCGGATTAAGCAATTTTGACTACGAATTTTCCGGATTCACGGTTGCTTTTTTTGAAGATCAACAATTACTCATGGATGAAATCTCTTATAGATGTCTTTACAAGCAAGAGCCTATTGAACGTGAGGGATTGTTATTCCCGGAAGAAAAAATCAGACGTTATCTTAATCTTCCACATGGAGAACCGGAAATTATTACCGGGCAATGCGATACCAAGGGAAAAGGAACCGACTTTTTTGTTCTTCCGGTATTGCAAAAGTACGGAGAAGATTATTACTGTGTGGATGCTGTTTGTGACAATACTGCGGATTATGAGATGCAGTATGAAAATGCTGCAAATGTACTTGTTAATAATAAAGTGCAAGAGTGCGAATTTGAGCGTAATGCCGGCGGTGACCGTGTGGCAATGGAAGTAAATAAGCGTGTAGAGAGCAAAGGATGGATATGCAACATCACAGACACACCGACTGAGACAAACAAAGAAGCAAGAATTTTTCAGTGCTCTAACTGGATTTTGCAACACGTAATATTCAAGGATCCATCATTGTATAAGCCTAACGAACCATACGGTGTAATGATGTCGTTACTGAAAAGGTATTCTGTTTCAGGAAAAAAACAGTTAGATGATGTGCCTGATGTATTTTCAAACTTTGCATTGCGAATTACAAACGGAAACAGGGTAGCAAAAGTAGAAGCAATTCAAAACCCATTCTCTTTCGGACGGAGGTATTGATTATGGTGACTAAAGAGGTTTTATCTCAATACATAGATTTACAGGAAGAAATCAAAGAAGTACAGCAGAAGATTAAAAAACTTGAATCGGATATCAGAAAAATTGAATCGGATGGGAATGTTGTTGACAGCGTATCAGGTGGATGCGGCGGCACTGAACATTTTCGTATTGAAGGATTTCCTTATCCAGAGTACAGCAGAAAACGAACGTTACTTTATTCAAGAAAAGCCACTTTACAGCTTTTAGAGGACGATTTACTGCAAAAAAATAATGAAGTCGAGGAATTTATTGCAAGCGTTCAGGACAGTCGTATAAGACGGATCATCAATTTACGATTTATTGAAAAATTATCATGGAACAAGGTTGCTGATAGAATCGGTGGTGGAAACACAGAGGATAGCGTAAGAAAAGCATTTGACCGATATATGGCAAATTAAAATAATACGGAGGTATAAAAATGGCAAAATATAGAAAGAAACCTGTTGTAATTGAAGCATTTGAATATTGCGAAGATTTTATGAAGATTGGAGCAAATTGTAGAGGTGTACCAGAATGGGGAATATCTGCTTATGATGACGGAAATATTTATTTTAATAATGAAGATGAATGTTTCATTAAAACTTTGGAAGGAGATATGAAAGCAAACATTGGTGATTATATTATCAAAGGTGTAAATGGAGAACTTTATCCATGTAAGCCTGACATATTTGAAAAAACATACGAAATCGTATAGTTCCATATAAACTTGTCCGATATGTCCGATTTTTCCGTGATACTATTAAGATGCAGAAAGATTCCAAGATATTTTTCATTTCCTCCTCAGATCATGTGAAGACTACAGAAGTACCGCTCTTATCAGCAAGGGCGGTATTTTTGTGCGCAGAAAAGAGGTATTTATGATTTTTAATCAAAAAATTAGAGTGTACTGTCCGGGATGCGGACGGTTGGTCGGTGAATGCAGTTCAAAATCACACATCGACAAGACATATAAATGCCGGAATTGCAATAAGATGGTTGTTTACCATACGGAAACCGGAGAACGTGAGATCAAGAAACTTCCAAAAAGAGACCAAAGCAGCGGAATGACATTTATGTAGGTGAAAATATGAACACTATGAAATTTCAAGACCTTGTAAAAGGTTGTCACGGTAGAAAAATTGCATATACGGATGTGGAGCAGATAACCGAAGACAACATTGTAAAGGTTATTGGTGATTGCATCGGTGTTTTTAATTACAATAAGTCAGTTATCAAGTACTTGTGGGAGTACTACAAAGGAGATCAACCGGTACTATACAGAACAAAGCTGTCAAATGAGGATATAACGAACAAAATCGTTGAGAATCATGCTTATGAGTGGGTACAGTTCAAGGTTGGTCAGACTTACGGAGAGCCTATTCAGTTTGTCAGCAGAAAAGATGATAAAGCTGTAAATAAAGCAGTAGATGAACTGAATGATTACTTAGCAGATGCAAATAAGCATGAGAAAGACATAAAAGCTGGTGAGTGGCAGTCGGCAACCGGAACATCATTTAAAGCTATTCAGATTGTGAATGGAGATGTGCCTATCCGTGTGGTTGCACCTAATCCTCTGAACACGTTTGTCATTTACAACCGCAGTTCAGAAGAGCCGATTTTGGCAGTACAGGAATTTAAAGATGAAAATGGCGAGTGGTACAAACTCTGCTACACGGAATCATATGAATGTAAGATAAAAAACAGTGCGGTTGTTCCTGATACATGGAAACTTCACGGATTTGGTGGTATTCCGATCGTGGAATTTCCGAATAACCATGAGCGGTTGTCTGATATTGAACTTGTTATAGATCTGTTGGATGCAATCAATAATACGCAGTCAAACAGAATGGACGGCATAGAGCAGTTTATCCAGGCATGGTACAAATTTGTGAACTGCGAGATTGACGAAGAAGAGTTCAAAAAAATGAAGATGAACCATGCGTTGGTTGTAAAGTCAATAAATAAAGACAATAAGTCTGATGTGGATATCATGTCTCAGGAACTTGACCAAACGCAGACACAGGTTTCCAAGGATGATTTAACAGACAGCGCACTTTCAATTTTGGGAATACCGAACAAGCAAGGAAACACTGGCGGTGATACGCAGGGTGCGGTTGAGCTGAGAAATGGATGGGATTTCTCAAAATCAAGAGCAAGGCTTAAGGATCCGGTTGTTAAGACAGCAGAGAAGAGACTGGCCAAGGTTGCGCTGAATGTTATCCGCATTAAGAAAGAGGATCTGAAAATCACTCTTAGAGATTTTGATGTGCAGATCAACCACAGTCCACAAGATAATATGTATACCAAGTCGCAGACATTACTGCAACTTCTGCAGTGTGGTATTCATCCGCTTATTGCAATCAAAACAGTTGGACTTTGGGGAGATTGTGAAAAGACTTTCAACCTTTCCAAACCTTACCTTGATGCTCTGTGGAAAACTGCTGAAATTATCAACATGGAAGAGCAGATGGCAAAAGCACAGGAAATTGTAAAACAAATGCAAAATAAGACAGTTGCCTAGAAATAGGTAGCTGTTTTTATTTTATAAAAATTCGCAAAGCCGTGAGCGTACAAATCGGCAATGTCACTCGGTGTCGTTGCACCGTAAAAAAACGTAGGACATAACGGAGGTAATTTATGAAGAGAGAAGATTTAGCGGCAATGGGATTAACTGATGAACAGATTGAAAAGGTTATTGCCGAAAACGGCAAAGATGTTCAGACAGCAAATGCCAAGGCAACCAAAAACAATGCTGAACTGGAACGGTTACAGGGCATTGAAAAAGAGTTTAATGCCATGAAAGACCAAAATCTTTCCGAACAGGAAAAGGCAGCGAAGCAGTTAGAGGAAGCAAATAATCGTATCGCAGAGTTGGAAAAAGCACAGACTTTAGCAACTCAGCGTACAAGTGCGGCTGACAAATTCAAAATCACATCAGAACAGGCGGCACAGGTTGTAAAGGATGACGGCAGTTTTGATTTTGATGTTCTCGGAAAAATTATCTCTGATAAAGAGACTGCTGCGGCACAAGCCAAGGAGCAGGAGATTGCAAACGGATCTACTAATCCTGGAGGTGGAATTGCTGGCGGTGGAAAAGATGACAAAAAAACAGAAGCCGAAAAAGCGGCTGAAAAGATTGGCAAGACTTTAGCTGGAACAAACAAAGAAGCCGAAGCTGTAGTTAGCCAGTACTTATAAGGAGGTACACAAAATGAAATTCTCTGAAACAAGTGTAACTACCCAGTTAGAAATTCTTAAGAGAAAGCTGGGCGGTGAATTATTTGTTCCTATTAAACTGGATGCAAGTGCTTTCACTAATGGTGTGTGCAAGGCTGGTAATCCTATTAGTGCGACAGGAAAGAAAGTAAATGGCGGAAGCACCGATGATGCAGCAGTAGGTATTTTGCTTAACGATGTTTACGATAGCAACCCCAACGGAACTATCATTAAGGCTTTTGCCTGTGTAAATGAAGCAAATGCTAACGCAAATGCAGGTATTACCATTGCCGATGGTGTAAAGACAGGATTATCACTGATTGTATTTGAATAACTGAAACCGACTACAGACAGATGTAGCCGCTGACCGCTGAAAGATAGCGGTAGAAAGTGAGGAAATAATGAACATTAGAGATGCCTACAATGCGAAAGCAATCGCACTTGTGCATACAGAAGTTGCAAGTAATAAAATTGCATATCTTGGTTCCGGCTTATTCCCCGCCAAGAAGAAAATGGGACTGGATTTGAAGTGGATTAAGACTTCTAATGGACTTCCTGTTACCCTGAAAGCATCTAATTTTGATGCAGTTTCCACTATCAGAAGCCGTGAAGGATTCAAGATGCAAGAGACAGAAATGGCATTCTTCCGTGAATCTATGATTATCAAAGAACAGGACGAACAGGAAATCATGCGTATTAAGGACAGCACAGACCCTTACGCAGCAGAAGTATTAAGCAGAATTTTTGATGATGCAAATACTCTTGTGGAAGGTGCTGATGTAGTTCCTGAACGTATGATTATGCAGCTGTTAGCACCTACAGAGGATGGTTCTCCTAAGATTTCCATTCAGGCTGATGGTGTTACTTATGCTTACAACTACGACCCTAACGGCACTTACAAGCAGAACAACTATGCGGCATTGTCCGAGACCACAGACAAGTGGAACGATACTGAAAACTCCGATCCACTGGACGATGTAAATGTTGCTCTTGATTCTGTGGAAGCTGTTACAGGCGAGAGACCTACCATTATGATTGTCTCTCGTAAGACCATGAACTATCTTAAGCAGAACGCAAAGATCAAGTCCGCAATCTTAGCACAGAATGTTACAGCTAACGTTCTGATGACTGATGCAAGAGTTAAGGAAATTTTCTCTAACGAACTTGGTATCAATATCATTGTTTACTCTAAGCAGTATAAGAACGAATCTGGTGTAGCAACCAAGTTTTATCCTGATGGATATGCGACATTGATTCCTTCCGGTTCACTTGGAAATACTTGGTACGGAACTACTCCTGAAGAGCGCACTTTGATGGGCAAGCCTACCGCAGATGTTTCTATTGTGAACACTGGTGTTGCTGTTGCGGTTTCTGTTTCTGAAGACCCTGTACAGACTAAGACAACCGTGTCTGAAATCGTACTTCCTTCCTACGAGAGAATGGATAGCACCTATGTAATTAAGTGCTACTAATCGGAGGTATGCTGATGAAATTTGATTACAAAGTCAAATACAAAGGCAAATGGTATCTTCCGGGAGAAGAAATCCCGGAGGAAACCGTCACCGAAGTAAAAGAAGAAATCCCGGAGGAAACCGCATATACTAAGACGGAAATCAACCGTATGTCTACGGCAGACTTGCAGAAGTTAGCCGCAGAACACGGTGTCTCAGGTGCGGAAGAAATCAGCGGTGCGGAACTGAAAAAGATTCTGATTGAAAAGTTTGAACTTTAAGAGGTAGCACATGGCAGAATATACGACTTTGAAGCAAGTAAAAATCCGTCTGAAACAATTTCATATTGATTCTGAAAGTTCCGAGGTCGTGTTTGACCATTTGGAAGAAAATCCTCTTTTGGAACAACTTATCAGTCAAGCAGAAGCCGACATCAGAGCAAAGAGAATATACCCGAAAAGCTACACGGAAGAGAAGATTGCTGCGGATATGAAAAAATTTCAGTCCGTTGTGGTTAATCTTGTCGTGTATGACAGATCGCAAGCCGGTGAAAACTTCATGGCAAGCTATTCAGAGAATGGAGTGTCGAGAAAATGGAGAGACCGTGAGGATCTGTTTGTTGGCGTATTTCCATTTGCAAATGTATTGTAATTAAAAGAAGATTGTGCGTGACCATGTTACTGATTCCAGTAATAAGGTTGCAGGCGGCACACTTTAAGGGTGGTGGGCGGTGTGCCAACAAACAAGGAAGGCGGTATATGATGTGACTATAGAGTTATCTACAGCAATCATTATAAGCGTGTTATCACTCGGTTTTTCCGTCTACATTGGTCTGAAAAACAGCAAAAGAACAGACACAAAGGATATTGAGGAACGTGTGAAAGAAAACACACGCATCAACATGAAACTGGACACCATCCTTGATACTATCAATGAAATGAAAAGCGAGCGTTCAGAGATGAAGAAAGAGCTTGCAGAGCATGAACAGAAGCTGACAAAGGTTGAAGCCAGTACGGCATCTGCACATCATAGACTTGATGGAATTGAGGAAAGACTTAACATTAAAGAGAACGGAGGTAAGGAATGATGGATTTTTCACAGGTAGGAACTTGTGTTGCAATTGTGGTTATTTGCTATCTTGCCGGTATTGGAGCGAAGCTGATTACGGTTATTAAGGATAACTACATCCCGGTTGTTGTCGGCATTGTCGGTGGCATTCTCGGAGTAATAGGAATGTATGTTATTCCGGATTTCCCGGCAAATGATGTGCTGAATGCAATTGCGGTCGGAATTGTTTCCGGTTTGGCAAGCACTGGTGTAAATCAGATTTACAAGCAGGTGAAGAAAGATGCTTGATATTAACAAGCAGGACATGAAGTACTCAAGGCAGGGAGAAAAAGTCACGATTTATGACCGGGACGAAAACGGAGAAATAAAGTACATCGAGATGGACGGAGAAAGGATTCCAGTGGTTTTGAGAGAAACTACTGGATATTCTGAACCCGTCCTTTTTTCTGCCAACATCAGCAACAAGCTGTCGGAAGTACTGGTAAAGGAATTTGGTATTGATGATTCCAGTTCGTATTGTCAGATTGTGACCGACAAAGGCTATTTGCCGATTAAGGCAGGAGATGTTATCTGGAAGAAGTCAGAAGTAGGTCGTGACGATGACGGACTTGTGGACAACAAGACTGCGGACTATGTTGTCAAAGGCGTTGCAGACGAGGGACTGACAGCAGATTTGTTTTTGTTGCAAAAGACTGTGAAGTGATATGGAAAAGACAATCAATATCAACCTGTTTGACCAAAAGTCCATACAAGCGGCTGTAAAGGCTCTTAGAGACTATGAAAATAGCTTAGAGTATAAATGTAGGCTACTGGCTGAAACACTGGCAGAAAAGGGCGTAGAGATTGCTAGGGTCCAAATTGCTGACCTTGATGCTATATTTACATCGGAACTTTTGCAAAGCATTCATGCGGAATACGTTGGCTCTGTAAAGGGTGGCGGTGTTTGGGCGGTGGTTGCCGGTACAGACCATGCGGCTTTCGTAGAGTTTGGTACTGGTATTGTCGGTAAGCAGTCACCATATCCTTATCAATTACCGGAAGGTGTTGATTGGCAGTATGCAAGCGGAAAAACCATAAGGCAACTTGCGGATGGAAGATATGGATGGTTTTATCCTGCGGATGACGGTAAATGGTATTTTACAGAAGGTATGCCGTCAAGACCATTTATGTACATGACTGCAATAGAACTTTGTGATATTGTATCACAGACAGCAAAGGTGGTGTTTGGTAGTGGATAATGAATATCAGTGGGTATCAGATTTCAAAGTAAAGATTGCATCTTACTTAAAAATGAAGATACGGCAGAGCCATCCGAAAGCTTATGTGACGGACAAAAGTAAGGATTTGTCAGACCCTACATTCCCTACGGTGTACTTTCATGCTATGCCGTTCGCAGAGACAGGACAAGACCTTGAAGCACGTTCTGTTAATGGAATCACAGCATCATACCAGGTCGATGTGATAACCAACAAAAGTCAAGAAGAAGCCGAAGCTATCATGGCTACGGTTGCTGGACTTTTCAAACGTCTGCGATTTCAAATAACTTCCATGCCTGAGTTCAATAATACTTCGCAGGACACATACAGAAGCACTGCACGGTTCAGAAGAACAGTAGGTGCTGATGATACATTGTAACTATTAGAGCCAGATGGCTCTATTTTTTTATGCAAATTTAAGGAGGTATAAATTATGGCAGCAGCCGGAATTTCTACTTTGGGTATTACTTTCGGATATGGTACAGAGACAACCGCCGGAACAAAACCTACAAGTTTTAAGCAACTTACAAGAATCAATGCCATTGGCGGCATCAGCATTGAGCCGGAGCAGATTGATGCTTCTGCGTTAGAAGATGCAATCACCAGATATGTAAAAGGTCGTGCAGATACTGGCGGTTCTTTTGCAGTCACAGTCAACTTTACATCAGAGACTGTTGCTGAATGGACTGCACTTATCACAGCCTATAAAGCTCTTACTGGTGGAAATAGAATGTGGTTTGAAACCGTTATTCCCGGAGAAGATAAATCTTTCTTCGTTGTTGCACAGCCGCCCGAGCAGATTCCACAACCCGAAATCGGACAGAACGAACTTCTGACGATTGAAATGAACCTTACCATTGAGGAATACAAAGGTTTGGATTCTACTGTTGCACTTACAACGGGGGAATAGAAAGTCAGTCAGAAACAAATAACACTGCCGTGGCTGACTTTGATGAAGCGGTAGACGAAACATTGATTTAGCAAAAAGAGAGCCGTATTCGGGCGGCTCCTTTCCAACAAATGTTGGGGAAAGGATATGTTTTTATGAAGAAGATTTTAGTTAATGATGTTGAATATACTTTAGAGTTTGGATTCGGTGCTGTGGAGTGCAAGGATTTGATTCAAAAGATGTTTCTTATGCTTTCCGGTGGCTATGTAGCTAAAAAGGCAAAAAATGTACAGAATCCCACGCCAGAAGAAATTGTAGATGGTAGCGGATATATGCTTGCAGAATTTCCTCATGTATGCAAAACGGCTTTTTATGCTGGTCTTATCGAAAACCATGAAGGTATTACACCGGATGAATCCAATGCTTTAATGAAAGAATACATGAAAGCAAACGGCCTTTCTTTTGTGAAGCTGTATGGAGAACTGACAGATTGTATGGAAGAAGACGGTTTTTTCGAACTGTCGGGTCTGACGGAAATGATGACGCAGACCAAGGAAGAGATGGAGAAAGAGGACAGCAAGGTAACGAAGATGCCACAGGATCACAAGAAGAAATCGACTGGCACAAAATAATATGGGAAGAATATTTTCCATTTGCTTTTTCCATGGGAATTTCGATAGAAGAGTTCAAACATCTGAATCCTAAAAAATTAGAGTGGTGTTACAAAGGATATAAACTCAAAAAAGAGGAAGAAGATAGGAATTCATGGCAACGGTGTGGAGATTATGGAATATCTGCATTAATATTTGCAATAGACCATTGCCTAAACGGTAGAAAAGCACAATCGAAGTATATTGACAAGCCTATTATGGAACGTGCGGACATTGCTAATAATGAAAAAGAAATTCAGAAGCAAAGAAAAGCGTTCCTCGCAGGACTTATGGCAATGCAGGCTAATTTTGAATTATCACACCCAAAAAAGGAGAAATAAGCATGAGTTTAACAGGAATTGATGTGTCCTCATACCAGGGGACGATTAACTGGTGGGCGGTAAAACAGAACGGTATTGATTTTGCTATTTTGAAAGTCATCCGTAAGGATTTGAACCCGGACAAGAAGTTTGAAGAGAACTGGAAAGGTTGTAAAGAGCACAATGTCCATGTGCACGGAGTATATGAATACGGATATATTACAACGGTTGCAAAATCACGATCTGACGCAAGAAGAGTGCTTACTATTCTTAATGGCAGAAAAGTGACAGTATATCTTGATGTTGAAGATGCCGTTATGAAAGGTCTTGGCAAAAATATTATTTCCATTATCAATGCTTACGGCAAGGTTATTACTGATGCAGGATTGCAGTTCGGTGTGTACACTGGGGAAAGTTTTTACAAGACATACATTAAGCCTTATGGCGGTGTGAGTTATCCCATGTGGATTGCACGGTACGGCAAGAATAATGGCAAGTGTGATGTGAAGTATCAACCGCAAGTACCGAACATGGTAGGATGGCAGTACACTTCTAAAGGGCGTGTAGGCGGTATTGTAGGCAATGTAGACATGAATGTATGGTACAAGGAATTAGATGCCGTATATGAGGATTCTACAAGCCATAGAAACCCTTATACAGAGCCGGAAAGACTTCTTTATTACAAGCGTCTGGCAATGATGAAGGGAAATGATGTCAAGTGGGTGCAGTACGAACTTGTAAGGAAAGGCTTTATGCCGTCTGTAAATGCGAAAGGTAAGACGAACATTGACGGATATTTTGGAAAAACCACTTCTGATGCAGTAAAAGCATTCCAAAAGAGTGTAGGTATCAAAGTGGACGGAAAAATCGGTACGGTTACAAGGGCATATCTAAAAAAGTAATTTTAGGAGCGGTAGGTGTCACAGCTTACCGCTCTTTTCTTGGAAGTGGAAGACACTTCCTTTTTTATTTCGGTAAAGGCGGTGCGGTATGGCAGATATTGATTCTTTGCAGATTAAAATAAAAGCGGATGCGAATAACGCAAGTAACGCACTGGATAAGTTGGCAAATAGCCTTACGAATTTTCAGAAAAGCTTGTCTATTGATACGTCCAAACTGACAAGCATTTCTAATAGCATACAGAGTATCGCAAATGCCGCCAGTTCCATGAATACAAGCGGCATTAAGAATATCTCCACATTGACAAATTCCATTAACAGAATGGGGAAAATAGATACAAGCGGATTAAGCAGGATTTCATCTGCACTGAAGACTTTTTCTGCTGACATGGCAGGAACAAAAGTAGATGGAGTAGGGGATATTGCGAGCATAGCATCTTCGATTTCAAGACTTGGTGGTGTGGCATCCGGCAGAGCAATCACAAACATTCCTTTACTGGCAAAGAATTTGAAGCAGTTATTCACCACTCTTTCAACCGTTCCGAATGTAAGTGAGAATATCATCCGCATGACAAACGCACTGGCAGGACTGGCATCTACCGGTGCGGCATCCGGGAGAGCCGCAAACTCTTTAGGCCGTAATCTGAACACTTATACGGCAAGTGCAAAAAGAGCCACGAAGAGCACATTCAGTCTTGCAGCGGCTTTCGGCAGATTCTACGCAACCTATTTCCTTGTGATTCGTGGAATTAAAAGTCTGTGGAAGTCCATAGAGGGAACCACGGACTATATCGAAGCATTCAACTACTACACGGTAGCATTCAATAAAGTCGGCAAGGAATGGGGCAAGGATTTTGAAAAATTCGGTTACGACAACGCAGAGGATTATGCGCAGAGTTTCGGAAACCGTGTAAATGAACTGCTTGGCAAGATGTCCGGACTGAAAGTAGATGTAGACGGTGGATTGATTTCTGAAAGCGGAATGAAGAACCTGGGACTGAATTTACAGGAGATTACGCAGTACGCTTCACAACTTGCATCTATCACCAACTCTTTAGGGCAGACCGGAGAAGTCACTACGGCAATTTCAAAGTCCATGACAATGCTTGCCGGGGATATTTCCTCTCTGTTTAACGTGGATTACAGTACAGTTGCAACAAACTTACAGTCCGGTTTGATTGGTCAGTCAAGAGCACTGTATAAGTATGGTATTGATATAACAAATGCCACCTTACAGACCTATGCTTACAGATACGGCATTGAAAAAGCTGTCTCTGAAATGTCACAGGCAGAGAAACAGCAGTTACGTTTGCTGGCAATTTTAGACCAGTCAAAGGTATCATGGGGAGACTTGGCAAATACAATCAATTCTCCAAGTAATATGATTCGCCAGTTTACCAACAATGTAAAAGAAGCCGGCATGGTACTGGGTCAGTTGTTTATTCCGGTATTGCAGAAAGTACTTCCTGTCATTAACGGTGTCGTAATTGCGATTAAGAGACTGCTTGTCAGTGTGGCAAATTTACTGGGAATCAAGATTGATTTTTCTGCATTCGGTCAAGGTGTATCCGGGTACAATGAAAATTTAGAAGATACGGCAGATGCGCTGGATAAAGTTGGAAAAAGCGCAAAAAAGGCTAAAGGTTACACACTTGGTATTGATGAATTAAATATCATTGACCCTAACAGCGGTTCAAGCGGAAGTTCTTCTACTGGTGGAGCAGGAATTGACCTTACCAAGGAAATCATGGATGCTACTGCTGAATACGAAAAAGTATGGCAGGAAGCATTTGACAAAATGCAGAATACGGCTATGGGTTGGGCTGACAAAGTAAGCAAGGTGTTTAAGCCAGTAAAAGATATCATAGAAGATTTGTCTTATGCATTTAAGTTTGATTCTGATGCCTGGTTTAAGGTTGCCGGAATGGATACTTCCAAACTGGTAACTGGTATTTTTGAATGGTTCACAAGAGCAATAGATTCTGTGGACTGGAAAAAAATTGGAAGACACATAGGTAGTTTCTTGGACGGAATGGATTGGACAGCAATCTTTACATCTGCTGGAAATTTCATAGAAACTGCCATAGATGCTGCTATCGACCTGTGGAAAGGAAGCTTCGATGCTGCACCGATTGAAACCACTATTATCACAGCAATAGGCCTTTTAAAGTTTACTGGTGTTGGAGATATCATATGGGGGAAAATATCGGACAAGTTATCAGCCACGGTACTTGGATCAAGTATAGGAATAGTTCCTACAATTGCAATATCTGCGGTTACTTGGGAGATTGGATTTAATGTAGGAAAATCATTGGGCGAAGCACTTTTTCCTGATGATAAAGAAATCTATGAAAATTTCTCGTTTTTTGGAGAAGGCGGATTCTTTGATACAATAAAAAATACCGATTTTTCAATACTATTTGACGCTTGGAAACAGATGAACTCTGATGCGGCAGATTTCTTAACAAAAACAATGCCGATAAGACAGTTCTTTGATTTTCTATCACAATTTAAACTGGATTTAAATGATACATTTGGCTTGTTATCAGTGTTTGAAAATTTAAAACCTATTGTAGAAAACTGGTTTAATGAATCTGTCATGCCTTGGTTTTCGACCGAAAGATGGAGTGAACTGGGAGAAAATATAAAGCAATCATTGTCTGATAAATGGGATTCATTTACACAATGGTGGAGCGGCACTGGTATTCCTTCGTGGTGGAATGGTAATGTATCTCCGTGGTTTACTAAAGAGAAATGGCAAAATTTTGGAGAAACCATTAAGTCTTCATTAAAAGACAAGTGGACAAGTTTCACGTTGTGGTGGAGTGGTATTGGATTTGCTAACTGGTGGAACAATGTAAAATCATATTTTACTACCGAGAAATGGACATGGAGTGGCATTAAAGACGGATTGTCTAATGCATGGAACAATGCTATAGCGGCTGTTAAACAAATTTGGAATAGTTTTGCAAACTGGATAAATGATAAACTTAATTTCTCATGGGATCCTATAACGATAGCCGGAATACAACTTGCACCAGGAGGAAGTATTAGTCTTGGCAAAATTCCTACTTTTGAAACTGGCGGTTACGTTCCAAGCAGATACACAATGTTTATGGCAGGAGAGAACGGTGTACCGGAGATTGCCGGGACAGTAGGTGGCAAAACAGCGGTTGCCGGTGGAGTGGAAATCACCGGAATCAAAGATGCTATTAACACCACAGCAGAAGCGCAAATGCGCATGATGCAACAAGAGATTGACCTGCTTAAGCAGTTACTTGCAAAAGAAACATCTGTAAATATCGGTGATAGAGACATAGCAAGGGCAAACTTAAGGGGTCAGAAAGCTATGGGATTACAGATTATTACTTAAGAGTGGGATTTATTCCCACTCTTTTTTTCTATGGAGGAAAACACAATGATAGCAAGAGCAAGTGATTTCATCATAGTAAACGGAGTACGATTTCCGTGTCCGGCTCCCGGAATGGAAATAGTTCGGTCGCAGACGGTTGATTCAGGAAGAAATGTAAATGCTGCAGTTGTCGGTCAAAAAGTCGGCAGAAAATTGTGGAAGATAAATAATCTTCAATGGAATGGATTGGATGCGGAAACATGGAAAGAAATGCAAGATGCGTTAGAGCCATTTTTTGTGCTGGTTACGTTTACTGGGGACGACAATGTAAGGCATACATACACAATGTATCCAGGAGACACTACCGGTAAGCCGTTGTTTTTGGATGATATTTTTTATAGGAACTATGAAACGTGTAAATTCAATTTAATTGATTGTGGGTGGGAAGAATGATAAAAGCTTCTAACGCTTATAAGTCTGCAATGCAGAAAAAGATAAGAGACAGGGCATACATATCAATTACTCTCGGTGTAGTAAATGGTGATGCACAAAATACGGCACATTTTGATGGTGATTACGCATACTGGGGAAACAAGGTTTTGCCGTTTAGAAATGATGCAGAATATACGGAATATGCTACCTTGGAACAAAATTATATGCGTGTAGATGGTCAAATGTATTTTCTTCCGAGAGAGACAAGCGGATTGTACCAGCTACGTAATGCTCCATTAACTACACAAAACATAATGGAAACTGTAAAAGTAACATTCCCACAAGAGTATTCCATCAAAGGACTTACGATAGATTTTGGAAAATATTACCCGACTAGCTTTAAAATTGTTACAGATGAAAAAGAATTGACTTATACAAATGATAAACACGATTTTTCAACAACAGATGTAATCGGAGACACTACAAACATACAAATAATTCCTATATCTATGGTCGGAGGAAATAAACGGCTTAGAGTAGAAAAAATTGTAATGGGTGTTGGATTGACATATAGAAATAATGATGTGTCAACAGCATCTTTTGAAGAATTTGTTAATGGAATTTCAGCGGAGATTCCATACAGAAAATTATCTGTAACAATACTGGATAAAAATAATGTATACAATGTAGACGATGATAATTCCTTTATCAACTTTCTTGAAACTGGACAAAAAATGGAGTTATCATACGGAATGGTCCTGTCAGACGAAACAGTGGAATGGCATAAAAAAGCCACGATGCTTTTGACTGACTGGAACTCTAAAAAAAATCAAATGTCTTTCACCGCGAATGATGTTCTTTCAATTTTGGAAGACAACTATACAATAGGAAACAAAATATACGATAGAACAGCATATGCAGAAGCTATTAGCATTCTAAAAGATGCCGGATTCGAGCCTGACGAGTATTTTGTTGACGATTGTTTAAGAGATGTGAGCCTACACAATCCAATGCCGGAAGCATCTCACAAAGAATGTTTGCAGTTGTTGTGCAACGCTTCAAGATGCATTTTGTTTGTGGATTCTGACGGAAAAGTAAATATTAAAGCAAATTTTGCGAATGTTATAGATCCTGCAGATATGCAGGTTACATCAAACGGAACTGCATGGTGGGGAAATGTCACTAATGTATTATATGGAAACAACAATGTATATGCAGAGTTGACAAGAAATTTTATGCGTGTAGATGGTTCACAATTTTTTCTTCCGAGGAATACAGGTACAGCCATCGAACAGACAGGATATGTTACGAGCAATGTTTCTGATGAAAATGGATTGTTTTCGGAGAATCCAGTGATTACATTAAAACTTCCTGCAACATACACGTATTATGGATTGTATATTTCATTCCAGGGTAATCCTCCAAAAGAGATAAAAGTATCGACATATAATGGAGATACACTTCTTAAGACTTTCAAATATGATGATTTGAAAGAAAAATCATTGTTAAATGATGAATTTGAAAATTTCGACAGTATTCGTTTTGAGATAACAAAAGCATATCCTAAAAACAGAGTCTTGATTGATAAAATCAGTTTTGGAGACTTATCTGATTATGAGTTGAAAAAATACTCTATGACAGAAAATCCTTATGGATACGCAGAAAGAAAAACAAAAGATGTTTTTGTCAAAATATATACATTTCAAAACGGAGAGGATAATACACCGCAAGTAGTTGAAGATAACGTATATCTAAAGAAATCAATTAACAACTCTGGCGAAATAAGGTATTGTGAAAATCAACTTATTTCAACGGAAGATCATGCAAGGATTGTTGCTGAATGGCTTGGGAATTATTATGCGAATAATATTTCTTATGATGTTCAATACAGAGGGGATCCGGTGCTGGAAGCTGCTGATATTATTTTCATGGAGAGTGATATTGTAAACAGCTTACAAGTAGAAGTGGAAAAACACAAATTAAACTTTAATGGTGCTTTTAATGGAACATTACAATTACGAAGAGCAATGAGAACATAAGGAGGTTGTAATGAAAAAAATAATTAACGGTCTTCTGTATAACACGCAAACTTCTGAAATAATATATGTTGATGAAATGACAAATAGAAAAATATTCAGAACAGAAAAAGGTAATTTTTTCTTGTTTTATCCAAACGGAGAAATAGTGCCGAAAACAAAAGAAGATATAAAAGAGTATTTGGGGCTAAATGATACAGAGAAATATATAGAATTGTTTGGAGATGTGGAGGAAGCATAATGTGGGCAGATCCTAAAACAAATTGGTCTTCTGAATGGAATGGTGAAACATATATAGGAGATTATTTTTTATATACAGATTATAACCGTATTAAAAACAATCTTTTGGAATTAAAAAGCACTGCAGAATCTATGTATAAAATATCATCTTTTAATCTTGGAGAGGATAAGGTTGAAGCAGATCTGATTTATGCCGATGAAGTCAATTTATTTGAAACTACGCTGGCAGAAATTAACAGTTCCACTTTCTCATTTTCTGAACAATTTAAAACATGGAAAGAGAATAAATCGGTTCCAACATATGAAGACTGGAACAGGATAGAATCGTTGCAGTTAAAAATATACAATACGTTAGTAGCACAAAGAAAAGCGCAGAACCGACTTGCTTTTACGCTTGGCGGTCAGAAAGGATTTAAGGTGTAATTATGGCAGATTTAAAAACAAACTATGTTGATGATGTATTAGACACAACTAAAAATCAGTTAAGAAAATATCAGCAAATACAAAATGACGATGGAACTGTTTCTTTTGTTGATGTTACAGAATATACGCAAGTAGGAACCTCATTCGGTGCAAAAGACATCAATGATACTAATGCAGCCATAAATGCTGTAAATGGCAAGTTACAAAAAATCAATGGAATACTTAGTATTAATACTAATTACGGAAAAATTGTATCTGAAAACTGTAATTATTATGAAAATGGTACATATTACATTGATATTTTTGTTACCATAGGACTCTCGGTGCCTGTATCTGCTCAATTATTTAGCATTAACAGAGGGTCAGGAACTCAAATCATTTCAAAAAGACTTGATGGAATATTAGAGGGAGCTTCTGATAATTATTTTATTGCCTGTATATCTAATAATACATTTATGCCAAATACAAAACCAGTAAATGCAGGTGTGTATAAATTAAAAATGATAATAAAAGAATAATTATTTAGTGGATCATTTATTATTGATTAAATACTAGGTGTTTTGTATTAATTTACCTGTAAAATAAATTCATTTCGCAATTTCGTCCTATATCCTGACCACGATAGGTATAACTTTCCAATTTAACACCTGTAGGGGAAGCAGATATACATATATTGTGGAGGTCGCCCTCTGATGCATAATAATCTTGTAAATATTTTTTATTTGTTGATAATAAGTTATCTCTAATAAGATGGAATGTAAAATAATACTGCGGATTAAGAGAGAATGTTATATCTACATATGCTTCAATCCAATCACCAGGAATAGTAATGCCAGCCGTACCATCTTTTATGCTCAGGTGTTTATAATTTAACTTGCCATTTACAGAAGTAGTGATATCTGGATGGCAGAGATTAAAAGAAAAAATAAATCAATCAAAAAGAGCATGGTGTAAAAGCCATGCTCTTAATCTCTTTATCTGATTCCCCAGTCACCGTCATTGTTGACAAAACCAACCACATATCCTATCATGTCATCAATAAGATTTTCCGGGAGTATGCTGTTCGGAGACATAAGCGGAACATATCTACATTTTCTTACACCGTCTTCAATTATATGTGTTTTCACGACAATATATATCCCACCATTACTGGTCACAATACATCGTTCACCGTCTTGTGGTTCCCGATCCGCTGCAAGGAGAATAATTTCCCCAGGCAGATAAAACGGCATATAGTAGTCACAGGGAATTTTCAAACCGATATAAGTCTTGGATTTTATATCTTCCGGTAATTTGTCTATGCAAATAGGTTCTACAGCGTTTGTGGTGGCTATAATTCCATTCACAAGTTGCGGTTTAAGGACAGAAATATACTTGTGTGATTTTTCAAGACTGGAATAGATTTTATCTTGGTGACGGATGAAGTAACGGATAAGATACAGAGAGTGTTCCGGCAGACTGCGGCATATCTTGACAGATTCCAACATCTTATCTTCCATAGTGCCGCAACCTACCAGTTCATCTACACTGATTCCGAAGGCTCTAGCAAGCGCAACAGCGGTCGATAGCTTTGTGTCGTTGGAATTACCGTATAGTAGTGAATTAAGCGTAGAATAAGGCAAATTAGCTTCATCAGCAAGCTTGTACACCGTCATGTCCGGCTCATTGAGAAATTCATGGAGATTCCCACGAAAACTTAACATATAATTTACACGGTTGACTGATAGATGTGTCGATATTTCTTTGATTCGGTCTTTTTTCATCATGTTTTTTATCCCCCTTTCACATGATACACTTGTAACATCCCTTGTTTCAAGGGACTTCAAGTTCTGGCGAGGGCGGTGTTTATTGGCGTTTTCACCGTCCTCTTTTTGTTGATATTTTACAACAATAAAAAACGTGCGTCAAATATATTGATTGTTAAGAACATATGTTCTATAATTTAGGTATCGCTACCAAGTGCGGAAAGATTAGGGGGTGTACTATGGGGAAAGAAGATTACAAAGAGGAAATCACAAAGCTAATCAATGCTTGCGATAATTTACACTGGTTAGAGTGCATTTATGCCTATGTTAAAAAACTACTTAAATAAAGGAAAAGAGCCAAGGACTTGCGCATTGCCCTTGGCTTTTTCTTATTCGTTCTTTTTTGCGATTGAATCAATCAACTTTTCCAAAGCGTTCCATCCATCTTCGTCCAAGTTAGCCAGTGCGGATACAAGACGGTGCTTAAATGTATCTTCACCGGACTTTTGAATTTCTCCGAGCATTTCCGAGATTTGTTCGTCTTTTGATTTCTGAACAAACATTTCACCAGTTCCATTTCGGAGCCATTCTTCGTTTACATCAAACTCTCTGCAAATATCAGATATGGTTCTTTCAGATGGTGTCTTCGTGCCTATCTCAACTTGCGCAATATAGTTTCTTGACAAGCCGATTTGCTTTGAAAAATCATCTTGTGTCATATTCAAATACTTTCGCAAAGATTTGATTCTCTCATTCATTTACATCCCTCCTTTCACTAATAATATACATCAAAAAAGTCCCCAAGTCAACAAAAATATGTTGACATAAAGTTTCTAAGGGACTATAATGTGTTTACAAGGTCAACAAAAAAGGAGGTGAAAATATTGGAAATGCTTCATTATAGTTGGCTTGACACAATACCAATTACAGTGTTTGTTCTACTGACTTGCGTTATGAGTTATTGGCATGGTAGATCCGAGCACGGATGGAGAATTGTCGGACTTGTCTACACTATAATTTTGGGAATAATCGGTCAGATTCTTGTAGGATTTTTCCCAATGTTTGGGTAACAGTAAGCAATTTTTCCGAGGAATCGTTTTTCCTGTTGAGTAACGAATCATGAAGAGAAGATAATTGATCCCAATATTCGGATGGAACATATAAAAATAATTCATGGTAAGAGCGTATGTACTCTACTTTTTCACTTGGATAATTTGTTTCTAATTGTTTGGAAGCAAATTCCAAAAAATGATTAAATACGGATTGCTGCTTTTGATAATAGGAAAGCTGTTTATCATATTTTAGTTCCAATTTTCTTATTTGAGTACTGTGTATGCTATTGATGATAGTTACTAAAACAGGACAAACTATCGCAACACATAAGGTTATAGCTGATAGAGCGAGTTCTAAGTGATTTGTATTTAATGTTTCCATGAATATGTACCTCCAAGAAATTTTTATTATTATACCACGAAAAGGAAGTGAATTGAATGAGTGAAAAAGAGAAAAAGATTGTTGAGAAGTTAAAGAGAGCCATTCCGAATATGTCCGATTTTGACAAGGGATATATTCTTGGGAAAACAGAAAAAATGGCAGAGGAATCTGCCGAGAGAGGAGAGAAGAGTGAAAGCATCAAAAATTGAGATTCACCAGTGTGACGGTGAAGAGGGGATTTTTACAGAAGTCCTCATTGATGGTCACAAAATCAACGGTGTGAGAAGCTTCACACTGAAACAAGGGGTTGGGGATGATATTCCTACTCTGACACTTGACCTTAATGCACTTAATCTTGCAACGGATATGAGAGTGTTGCGGATTATGCAGGATGGGTTAGGAGAAATCGAAAGCATAAAGCTTAGGAGCAGAGAAATTCCTATCAGCTTTTCGAAAGAATAGGCTCCCATATTTCAGAGAGCCATTCCATTACTTGTTGATGTTTTTGAGAATTGAGCATTGGTTAGGATGGTCGCAACATCCAGTCAAACCTGCATAAATACAATTCAATCTTCCATTTATGGTTTTTCTACTTAAATCCTCTTTAGAGGTTGCATTTATGGAAGAAAATTCAACAGAGTAATTTTTATTTTGCTTATCGCAAAAACCATTGTATACCAAATTACCACCTCCTTTATAGGAGAGTATACCACAGAAAGGAGAACAATGAACGAATTACAAATTTTTAATAATGAAGAATTTGGAACAATCAGAACAGCAGAAATCAACGGTAAGCCTTACTTTGTGGCTTCTGATGTTGCAACAGCACTTGGATATGCAAACCCCAGAAAGGCAGTCATAGACCACTGTAAGGGAGTAACGAAACGTGACACCCCTACATCTGGTGGTAAACAAGAGTTGTCATACATAAATGAGGGTGACGTTTACCGCCTTATTATGAGATCGAAGTTGCCATCAGCGGAGAAATTTGAATCGTGGGTTGTGGATGAAGTGATCCCGTCCATCAGAAAGAATGGTGGGTACATAGCAAACCAAGAGAATATGACCCCAGAGCAGATTGTAGCGAATGCACTTATCGTAGCACAGAACATTATTTCGCAGAAAGATAAGCAAATCGAAGAAATGCGACCGAAAGCAGATTTCTTTGATGCAGTTGCAGACAGCAAGACTGCAATTTCCATGAATGAGGTTTCAAAGGTATTGGGAATCAAAGGGCTCGGACGTAACAACCTATTTGAATTTCTTCGTGATAATGCAATCCTGGATAGATGGAATGTGCCATATCAGAAATACATTGATTGCGGATGGTTTCGTGTAATAGAGCAGAAATACACCAAGAATGGAGAGGAGCATATATCTATAAAAACACTTGTTTATCAAAAAGGTGTTGATGCAATCAGAAGAAAAATAGAAGCAAAGCGAAGTGCTTAAATGAAAGGAGATATTTCAGTGAATAGCGGAATCTGTAAAAATGTAAGAAAAGCAAATTATGATAGAGGACTTAAATATGGAAACAAAGTACTTCATGGTAGTGATTTAAGGGATTTGGTAGGGCTTACTGTTTCGGATGTAAATTCCAACGCTGATGATGCAGAAGTCGTTGTATGGTTTGAAAGCAATGAACGAAATGTTGCTGTTTACTTAAGGGATGATTGTTTAGATGGACAACACATTGCAATCATTGACCATGCAAATGAAGAGGAAGAATCAAAGCTTCTTCTCAGACCTGTTACGGAAAATGACATAAAAGAATTTTCTTCAATGGTTTTGTATTATACAGATGATGTTTTTGGAGAAAACGATGAAAAAACCGGAGCACACTATTTATACTGTAATGATTTGGAATTAGAAGAATCAGAATTTTTCAAAGTAAAAAGTCTGTATGTCTTCCAAGATGGAAGAATTTTAACAGAAAGGTAAGTAGTGATATGAGAACAACATTGAAGCTGTTTCTTCCTATTATAATAGCACTCTCCATCACATTTACATCCACAGCACAGCCATCCGGCAGTTTTATCTCCGAGGAAGCGCAGGAATCGTGTGTAAAGTACGGTGAGGAATACGGCATCTGCCCGGAAATGCTCATGGCAATGATTGAGAAAGAATCTTCAGGAAGACCGGATGTGGAAAGTGGCGGTTGCAAAGGTCTGATGCAGATTTCTGACAGATGGCATAAAGACCGCATGGAGCGTTTGGAAGTGACGGACATCTACTCCGTGGACGGTAATATCCATGTGGGAGCCGACTACTTGTCGGAATTGTTTGAAAAGTACTGTGATGTAGGAATTGTCCTCATGGTTTACCACGGAGAGAAGAACGCAGCTACAAAGACAGAATTAAGTGATTACGCAGACTGGATATTAACCAGGAGCGCAGAACTGGAAAGGATGAATGGAAAATGACGAACAGAGAGAAGTATGCGGAACAGATTCTTGATATTGCCGTGACTGGTCACTCTATTGCGGTAGACAAAAAAGGAAAACTTCATAAATGCAATGAATTAGATTGCAGAGATTGCATATTTTCGAGAGTTGAATGTAGTGAACCTTCTTGCAAAGAAAAAACTAAAAAATGGTCAGAGCAGGAATATGTTGAACCACCTGTTGACTGGTCGAAAGTGCCTGTGGACACAAAGATTCTTGTGAGAGATTCAGATAATGAAAAGTGGAAAAAAAGACATTTTGCAAAATTTAAAAATGGGAAAATATATGCGTGGAACGATGGAAAAAGCTCTTTTACTGCATCTGAACCTGAGTCTACATTATGGTGGAAACAAGGAAAACTTGCGGAGGACACCGTATGAGTGCCAAAAAGCGGTTTACCGTCAAAGGGTGCATCGGAAAGATATTTTACAGTCCGAAAGAATGGGAAGTTGACCGCGAAACAGCATTCTATTACAGAATTGTAAACCGCAATACCGGGAAGAAAAAATGGTTAAGAAAGGAGTATTTTTATGCAGAAACGACAGATTATCCCCATCGTCCGTGCGAATGAGATTCTGATTGCAAGACTGTTAGATGCAGGAATCTTGTATATCAGCGAAGAGGACAACATGATCCACGTAACAGAAGACTGAAAGCAGGAGGGGTGAGGAAATGGAAAGGAAGATAAGAAAAATCTTGGTAGAACTGGGGCTGAAACAGTACTTGCCCGGATTCCAGTACATCATAGAGGTTGAAACGCTGATGTTTGAGAACCGGAACAGAAGACTTTCTGAAATCTACCGGATTATCGGAGAGGAACACAGCACTAATGAAAAAAGCGTGTATCAGGCGATCAAGTGGGTTGTAGATAAGATGAACCCAACCACAGAGTTGTACAAGAAAATCAACGAGACAGACAAGCCGGTATCAATCTATATGTTTGTTAATTCACTGTATTTATATCTTTGGGAGGATAGGAAAAATGAGGATTAAACACACCTTTTTGCAGAATTTCTGCAAATTCTATGGTTCTAACGTAGTGGACACTGATTTATACGACCGGACAGAGGTTTCCGGTGTAAATGAAACAGGTAAGTCCACGATCAAAAGAGCAATTCAGTATATTTTTGGATGCCGTGACGAGAACGGCAGAGAGATCACCGGAATCAGACCGCACGATAAGGACGGCAATGACATCGACGGAGATATTACCGCAGAAGTTACCGTGGAGATTGACGGTACAGACAATGTTCTGAAAAAAGTATGCCGTCAGAACTTCAATAAGAAAGGCGAGTTTACCGGAAATGTCACGGATTACTATGTGAATAATATTCCAAAAAAGGCAGCAGATTTTGAAGCGTTTTTGGAAGAGAGTGTATGCGGAAAAGAAAAGTTTTCACTTTGCATCAATGCCATGACACTTCTGCTGAAAGGTGGCACGGATCAGAGAGCAATTCTTGCTGATATGTTCGGTCAGCACAGTAATGATGACATTTGCAATCAATTTCCGGAGTTTGAAGCATTAAGGACTGTTCTGCAGGACGGCACGGTTGATGAACTGAAAAAGCGTTGCAATACGCAGTTGTACGGCACAAGGGGAAGAAATGGAACCAAGGGATTGCAGGATCTGTTAGATGAAATTCCGAGCCGTATTGACGAGGTGAGCCGTCAGAGAGTGGATATTGACCTTGCGGATCTGGAACTGAAAAAGAAAGCTTTACTGGATAAGCTGTCAGAGAACATTAAGCAGCAGACAAATACGCAGAACAGCATGATTTCCTACGATAAGCTTTCTGATGGAATTATTGAGTTAAAAGGTCAGTTGAGCGCATTGCAGCAGAAAGCAAATGAAAAACTGGATGCGGACAGAAGAGAGAAGCGCACGGCACTGAACCTGGTTCAGAATGAGAATCAGAAAGAGTTGCTTAAGGCAGATACCATTCGTGAAGAAATCACGGCACTGGAAAAGCGTATCGCACAGTATGAGCAGAAGAGACAGGAATTGAAGAAGAGTTGGGATTTGAATAAAAGCCTTAAATTTGATGAAAACTCTTTGATTTGCTCCTACTGTGGACAGGAATATCCGGAAGAGAAGAAAGAGCAGTTAAGAACGGAGTTTGATACGCATAAGGCACATGAATTGGAACTGATTACCAAAGAGGGTTCTTCCTGTGCTGACCATATCAAAGCGGATCAGGCAGAACTGGAACATAAGCGTGAGGAACTGAAAAAGACAGAGGATGAATTGGAGCGTTTGGAGAAAGAGATTGCCATTGCTGATAATGCATTAAATTCCATTCCGTCAAGCGTGGATATTTCCAACACAGAAGAATACAAAGCTGTCCAGTCGCAGATTGCAGAGAAAGAAGCTGCCATGAACAAATTCACTGACATGAATCTTCTTAGATTCCAGTTAAAATGTGATGAAGAGCAGATACGCAAGGATATTTCCGTGGTTGATAAGTCTTTGGCGAGTGTAAGCATTAACGAGAGTGTGGATAAGCGTATTGCAGAACTGGAACAGGAGCGCAAGAACATTGCACAGAAGATTACGGATGTGCAGGCACAGCTTGACCTGTTAAAGAAATTCAGCCGGAAGAAGAACGAATTGTTGGAAACTGATGTGAACAAGTATCTTTCTTTCTGCACTGTGCGGATGTTCAGACCTCTTGTGAATGGTGACACGGAAGAATGTTGTGACTTTACATACCGTGGAGAGCCTTACAGCCGGAACATGAACCACGGAGCAAGGATTCTGACGGAGATTGACATTTGCAATGCGTTTCAGAAGCGGTGTGGGGTGGAATTGCCTATCATGGTTGACGATACCGAAAGCCTTGACCCTTGGAAGATTCCTGATGTTGACAGTCAGTTGATTATGTTCCGCAGAAGTGATGATGCGAGTTTGAAAGTGGAGGAAGCGAAGAATGAGTAATGAAACAGAGAAACGCTACATTGTCGAGCGTGAGTTTGAACACGTAGGGTATAAATGCGTTGTGATATTTGGAAATATGGCTCACAGGTGCGGATATGTTGGCATTCCAAAGAATCATACGTTATACGGAAAAAATTATGATTACCATCTTGAAATAAAAAAATCAGATATTTGGGGCAGAGAAGTAAGTGGCATTTTCCCTTTGCTTGGTGCTTGTATTGATGAAGATGAAAGAATTCGAATTGAAGCATATTTCCAGTGTCACGGAGGTATTTCATATTCAGGTGGTGGAACAAATTCAAATTATCCTATCAAAAGTGATTTATGGTGGTTTGGGTTCGATTGCGGTCACGCTGGAGATAAGGCGGATTTGGATTATGCAATACAGAAATTCCCAAGCCGTAAAGAAATTTATCAGATGCAAAAAATGATAGAAAGTAAATTTCCTGTTGGTGTCGATGTCGTTCGTTCAGAAGAATATGTTGCTGATGAATGTAAGAAGTTGGCGGAGCAATTGAAAGAGTTTGAAAGGAATGAAGAGAATGCAGATTAAGAAAGAAACAGTCATTTCTGTTCTGACAACAAGCGGAGAAACAATCAATGCCGGTGACACAGTGATATTCAATTTTGATGACAAGTGTTGCGTGGGTGTGTACTTGGGACTTTCAGACCGTGGAGCTTTGAAATTCAAAGGTAAGATTGCCGATACGGATGTGACATTCCATGTGATGCCTAGAAGCATCAAGGAGATTTACAAAGCTGATGTGACAGTGCATCAGGGAGTTGCAAGTGGATTTATGAATGAGCCGGAAAGTGAGGAAGAATAATATGGAAAAACATAAATTTAAGGTTGGAGACAGAGTAAAAGTAAAAAAGGATATTGTTACGCTCAACAGAAGAACTGTGGGGAAATGCGGAACAGTCAAAGAACTATTGACGGATAATTACTGCTCGGTTGAGTTTGACGAATTTGTAGGCGGTCATGATTGCAATGGATTCGCCAAAGAAGGGCACGAATGGAATCACGCAGAAGATGCGCTTGATTTAGTTAAAACTCAGAATGAAACCATCGTAATCTACCGCAAGGACAACAAAGTAGTTGCACTGGACAAATCCACTGGCGAGAAAGCAGAAGCAAAATGCAATCCGGCTGATGAATTTGATTTCCGTACTGGTGCTAAGTTGGCTTTTAATCGACTGATGGGCGAAGATGTGAATTCTGATAACGGTGTTCGTGAGGTGAAGAGAAAAGCCAAAGTCGGTGAGTACATCAAGATTGTGGATGCAAAACCTTTTCTTATACCATATGAAAACGGAGAGATTTTCAGAGTAATTGGTGTTAAGAACGCAACATGTGAGGTTGAAAACTCTGTTAAAAGGTTTTGCGCATGGCACAGAGAGTACGTTGTCCTTGAAAACTACAAACCGGAGAAAGAACCGGAGAAGAAAGACGAAATCTGCGTGGGAGATACCGTAAAAGTCACAGATACCGGTAAGCAGTACAACTTATACGGTACATGGAGTGGTCTTTTAGGATACGAACAGAATTTTGTAAGAGGGTCAGATGTAAGCAAAGATGATGAATACAAAGTTTTAAGAATTAAAAAACACGATTATATGTCTAAACGTACTCTTGCACTTATTCAGAATCCCAAGACAACACAGGTATTCATCATTAACATTAACGGCATCAAAAAGGTAGAAAGGTAGGTAGAAATATGGCAGACGAAAAGAAGCAGGAAAACACAGGAATTGTGGAATACGAATCAAATGGGGAAATTGTAAAAATTTCCCCAACAACGGTAAGAAAGTACCTTGTAAGCGGTGGTGGAAACGTATCGGATCAGGAAGTAATGATGTTTATGTCTCTTTGCAGATATCAGCATCTTAATCCTTTTTTGAAAGAAGCATACCTCATTAAGTTTGGAAACAATGATCCTGCTACTATTGTTACCGGAAAAGATGTTTTTACAAAAAGAGCCGATGCAAATCCGAATTATGCAGGAAAAAAAGCAGGAATTATTGTTCAAAAGAAAGATGGTTCCGTTGAAGAAAGAGAAGGATCTTTTGTCCTTAAGGACGAATCTATTGTAGGAGGTTGGGCTAAAGTGTTTATCAAAGGAAGAGAGACACCGGAGTACCAGTCAGTATCTTTCGATGAATATGTTGGAAGAAAAAAAGATGGAACAATCAACGGTCAATGGTCTAAAAAGCCTGCAACAATGATAAGAAAAGTTGCTGTTGTACAGGCATTAAGAGAAGCTTTTCCGGATAAATTCCAAGGTTTGTATGCGCAGGAAGAATTTCCTGATGTTTCCGATGTGAAACTTGATGTGGAAAAAGTTGTGGCAGAAGAGGTACAGGCAAATGCAAACACTATTGAGTTTCCTGACGCAAAATTTGAGGAAGTACCGCAGACCGCAGAGACGGACATTGCCAGCGCAGAGACACCGGATTGCTTTAAGTAGGGAGGATGAAATATATGAAGAGGATATACAAAATTTTTGTTATTTCAGTAATGATGTTTGTAATGATGCTTTGTATTTGTAGTTGTAGCACCGCTGATACTGTGAATTACAATCTCAATAAAGAAGCTGACGAGTTCAATGTATACCGCAGAATCACGGTGACTAATGCAAGAACAGACATGATTATGTTGCAGGCAGAGGGGTATATGGCTCTTAGCAATAACTCTGCTAATGAACTTGTCGTTACATTTAAAACTGGGGAAAACCAGTATTATAAGGACTACATTTACTTGAACGACTGGACTTGCTATGTGATGGAACAGGTAGAACCGAAATCTACGGACAGATACCATTATGAATTAGTTTTTTACCCGGATCGGCTTATTCCGGATATTGAGATTAAGTAGGAGGTTGCCATGAGAGTTATATCGCAGGACGGAACGATTGATATGCCATATGAAATCAGTTCTTTAAGCATGGCAGTTGGGAAATATGAAGATGTTGAGCATGCGGCTATTTATTGCCACAACTCTTCGACAGCAATGGGAACAAAAATGGCTGAATACGGTTCCAAAGAAAAGGCAAAGAAAGCTATGGAAATGCTTAGAAAAGCATACGTTGGTATGCCGATTCTTTTTCAAAATGTTGAAATTACAGAAGATGTGGTAAAACAGTTTGAAAAATTGAAAAATAGTGGAATTATAGTTCAAACCATGAACAATGAGCCATCAAAAGTTGAATATGTAAATAACTGCATATTTCAGTTTCCAAAAGATGACGAAATTGAGGTAGAAACATGAAGCTAAAATGTTTAGGCTCCGGTTCTTCCGGTAACTGCTATCTTCTAACGGCAGATAACGGTGAAACACTTTTACTGGATGCAGGACTTCCTATCATGGACATAAAGCGTGGTCTTAACTGGGATGTTAAGTGTGTTGTGGGTGCGATATGCACCCATGCGCACAAAGACCACTCATTATCCGTATCAGACCTTGAACACATGGGAATACCAGTATTTAAACCATATGAGAGTTTAGAACCTATGGAAATAGGGTTTACTGGTGGAAAAATAATGGCATTTGATCTTACAACACTGGATGGTAAGTGGACACATACCAACGCTGATGGTTCAGAATGCCCTTGTTATGGATTACTGATTACTCACCCGGAAATGGGAAAATTGCTTTATGTAACTGACACTGAATTTGTTAAGTGGCGGTTCCATGAAGTAAACCACATCCTTATTTCATGTAACTATCAGAAGAAGTACATTACAGAGGATTCCAACGATGCTAAGAAATACCATGTATACCGTGGTCATATGGAACTGGAAACGGTAAAAGAATTTGTCATTGCGAACAAATCAGATGCCCTGCAGAACGTCATATTGTGCCATTTAAGCCGTGATAATTCTGATTCCAAAGAATGTGTCGCAGAGGTAAAAAAGATTGATCCATTGGCGAATGTGGACTATGCGACAGCAGGCAAGGAATGGATTTTACGGAATGGAAAGGAGTGTCCGTTTTGATTGAGTGGAGTTTAATATCTAAACTTATGAATTGCTTTCCGAATAGTGTTGTAACAAGCAAAGTAGAATTTATAGCACATATCAGAAGCAACACATATTTTATATTGAAAGATTGTAAAACAGAAATGGATGTGAAGTGTAAAGTTTTGGAATGGCTTTCAATGGCAGCATACAAAACAGAACCATACAGCACTAAAGAGAGCAATGACAAATTCCATAAATTCATTTTGCAAGGAATAAATGATTTTTTGGGTACTACTTTTTCAGAGAAAGATATGGAAAAGATATACACATATTTGGGAAACAGATGTAACCATGAAAAAACAATAAGTTTTGTTGCCAGCGGATATGATATGAGCGTTTTAGAAGAATAGGTGGTGATTCGTTTGGCTGATTGGAAGAATGTAGCAAAAGCAAAATCCATAGAGAGAAAGAATCGTGAAAGAATACTGGCGGTCAATCCACACGTGGACGATGAAAGTGGAATTTACTTTCTGACAAGAACAGACGAGGATGGTTTCCGTTTTGCGTATGTGGGACAGGCGGTACACCTACTACAAAGACTGGCAGGGCATCTTAACGGATACCAACACATTGATTTATCCATGAAGAGCCACGGATTGTATTCTGTGGAAAATATATACGGTTGGAAAATCGGATTCTTACATTATCCGGTAGAAGAACTGGACAAGTGGGAGCAGTACTGGATTAAGCGTTATGCGGACGAGGGTTACCAACTTCGCAACAAAACAGCCGGTGGTCAAGGTGATGGCAAGAAGCAGATCGCAGAGTACCGACCGGGAAAAGGTTACCGTGATGGTATGGAACAAGGCAAAATCAACCTTGCAAGGGAACTTGCGAACATAGCCGACAAGCATCTGGTCATCAGTTTGAAGCCTGAGAAGCAGAACAATTCCGTTTCACAAAGACAATTTGTTCGGTTTATGGAACTTTTGCATGGAGAAAAGGATGGTAGCAGTGATGGTTAAATACGAAGGTGAATGCTGCGGATGCGCAACGGAAGCTTATCCATGTCTCGGCAATAGGTGCCCGAACATAAATGTGAAACATTTGTATTGCGATGATTGTAAGGAAGAGGTAGAGGAACTTTACGAGTTTGACGGTGTACAGTTTTGTAAGGAATGCCTGTTAAAGCAATTTGAGAAGATTACATGAGCGAAAAAAATTACGATTGTAGCTGTTGGAATGAGTACCCAAACACAATGCACTCAATCAACGGACGTACTCACAAACCGTATCAAAGTGGTAGATGGAAATGTGTTGATTGCTACGAATATGTAGGAAAATCAGAATACGGTGCTACTCATTGCAAAAGGAAAGAGCCAGAACTTGAAAAGAGGTGATACATAAAATGCCAAAACGATATGACAATCCGCAGGAAATTTTGAAAATCATGCGGCAGACAGAACTTTTGAAGCAGTCTGCGGAGAGAAGTCCATTCACCGGAATACTGACACTGTTCTGCTATACCTTGTGGAAAGACTACAAGTACTCACAGACGAGACTTTCCGACTTTTGCGGTAAATTCACCGAGTACAACGAAAAGTACGAGAATGAGCATTATACGGAGTTACAGAGTAGGCTTAACGATTTTGCTGACTGGACGATTGAGTATAAGGAATTTACCGAAGCTGATTATCCACATTACAAGTCGGTTGTAGCGCAGAACTGCATCCGGGAACAGGTCAGATGTAACAATCTTATCAATGAGTTGTCCACAAGGTACATCCTATATGGAATGGTAATTCTCATGGAAGATGGATTTAGTAAGAAGAAGCTGACGAATTTCAAGGATAAGTTTTCTGACCACATGGACAAAGCCGGAGACAAGTGTAACGGAAAGGATTTCATGGACTTGTGGAGAGAACTGGTGGAAAACACCGGAATCTATATTGAGAAGCCTATTTTTGAGTAAGGAGTTCTAAATGGCAGAAAAACGAATGTTCAGCGCAAAAATAATTGAGAGTGATGCTTTTTTGGATATTCCTGCTACGGCTCAAATGCTTTATTTCCATATCTGTATGAACGCTGACGATGACGGATTTGTGAACAACCCACGGAAAATCATAAGGATGTGTGGTGCTTCTGATGATGATTTGAAGGCATTGATAGACAATAGATTCCTTTTATCTTTCGATAGTGGTGTTATGCTTGTAAAACACTGGCGCATTCACAACTACATTCCACCGGATCGTTACAAGCCGTCATGCTATATGGACGAAAAAAGCAAAATAGGTGTGAAACTAAACGGATCATACACTACAGACCCTAAAAAGATGGTTTCCCCAGTAGAGGGAAATCCGAAAAAGAGTTGTTACGACAAAGAAATCAAACTTGATAAGAGGTGATATAAATGCAGATGACAGGTTATGAATTGTTGGCGAACTATGAAAAAGCAGAGGACAAGGACAAACAGATTCAGATTCTTGCGGATTTGAACCACATCCCGGTTGACATGGTGCGTTTTGTGATTGACAACAGAGAGAAATTCGATTTTTCAGAGACACCATTGTCCACAGAAGAATTTGCAAAGTGGTGTGAGACAGAACTTGACCGTGTGGATGCTCATATCCATGCACAGGAAATATATTACAGAGAAATTTGCAATGTATACAGAATCGCAAGTACATACGGAAAAAGGAGTGCAAAAACGTGAGCAAAGGATTTTACAGTGAGGATGAATTATATAGTATGCAAAGCAGTTCTACAGTAGGATATTTTGATCACTGGAATCATATACCATATGACTGCAGCTATCCTCAATTTGCAGAGAGACCGAGGATTCCGGAAAGGAGCAAGAATGGAGAGACTGACGAAAAGAGAAAGAAATTCTAATGGCACTGCTATAAGCAAAAAGTCAATGATAGACAGAGAAGGATATCCTACGGTAAGTGATTATGCATCAAAAGTACTTACAAAATTAGCAGATTATGAGGATGCCGAAGAGCAGGGATTGCTACTGCAGTTGCCGTGCAAGGTGGGAGATAAATTATATCGTATAACTCCATATGTAAAAGAACCGATTATTACAACACACGTTTTACAAATAAATATCAAGCAGTTTTTCAATGAAAAAATAATTGTAAGAATTGATGTCATGGATAAAATGGGTGAAAGCTGTTATTTCTTAGATAATATAGGTAAAAAAATATTTTTATCCAGAGAGGAAGCCGAAGCCAAGCTGGCAGAAATGGAGGAAAGTCATGACGGAGAGTGAAGCGCTCGAAAGCGCATTGAAAAAAGTAATAGCACAGGAAAAATCTAATTGGGGATATATAGAAAACTTTGATGTTGACGAGAATTGGGCGGTAAGAACAGCTATTGAACAAGTGCAGCAGTACCGCCAGATCGGCACACTGAAAGAATGCTTGCGAAATAAGGATTTCTTGGATTTTCTTTCGGACAAAATGAACCCAAATGATTTTGAAATATACTTGCGCTTATACAATGCGTTGAAAGAAAAGGGGTGTGAATAATGAGTGAAGAACTGAAACAATGCCCGTTCTGCGGCGGGGAAGCAAAAATTAAAGCAGCTACAAAATCTTACAGTTTTACCATTTGGTGCGCATGTAAATGCGGTGCAAGGACAGAGGGATTTTGCCCGGACACAAACAAAGAGGATGACAATATGGAGAATATCGAGGAATGTAAGAAAAGAGCCATAGAAGCATGGAACAGGAGGGCGAACGATGAAAATACTAATTGATATTCCAAAGGCATTTGAAGTGGACTATAACACAGACCGATTTGCAGAGTTCTTCCAGCGTTGTCTTGCGGATATGAATACCTGCTGTGGTAACTATGAGCAGGAGACCGCAGAGATGATGGAAAAAGCATTTGAAAAGAGCAGACTTTACGACCCGGACAAGGTTGTGGAGCAGTTGGAAGAACGCACAGCATTCCTTAAAGACTGTACGAAGTATGGAAATAAGACAGCAGAGCAGCAGTCAAAATCCTACGACACTATGATGATGTACGAGGTCAAGGATTTGGTAGATGATTTGTTGGAGATCGTAAAGGCAGGTGGAGTAGATGGCAATTAAGCCGATTTTATTCAATACAGAGATGGTTCGGGCGATTCTGGATGGGCGGAAGACCTGCACCCGGCGTATATGCAAAGATGCAAATGAGTATACCGTGCCGGATATGGAATTTTACAATGCCGACAAGAGAACTTATGCAGTACATAACTTTGCTGATAAGGAGCATATGGAACAGTTAAGTACAGTGGAGAGAACCTGTCCTATCTGTCCGGGTGACCTCCTGTATGTCCGGGAAACATGGTGTAAGGGATATTTGATGAATGCAAAAGAAAGATATTATTACAAAGCAGATGATAATGATTTCCTTTGCACATGGCACCCGTCCACCAACATGCCAAAACAAGCCGCACGTATCTGGCTCCGGGTTATGGACGTGAGGGTAGAGCGGTTGCAGGAAATAACCGCAGAGAGTGCTTTAACTGAGGGAGCAGATAAGTACATTCATGCAAATGGAACATTAAATGAAGACCAAACAATCACATCGTTTATAGGGATTTGGAACAGCACCATCAAGAAATCCGACATTGACCGCTACGGTTGGGATGCTAATCCTTACGTTTGGGTGATATCGTTTGAACGGTGTGAGAAGCCGAAAGGAGTGTGAAATATGCCCAAAGCAGCATTGGTAATGGATATGCCGGAAACCTGTGAGAATTGCGCTTGTAAATATCCCAGTTATAAAGACGATGCTCTTTACGACTGCGCTATTACAGGGAAAGAAATTCCGATAAATGGCGGACGCTACGGGGAAAAGCCAGATTCTTGTCCGCTCAGAGAACTGCCGGAGAAAAGACGTACAGTAGGGAAAGAAAGTGAGAATGACAAACTGATGATGAATGCAGGATTTAATGCTTGCTTGGATGAAATCTTAAAGGAGCGTGATGCAGATGGAACGAGTTGATTATACCGCCCTGTATGCCGAGAATGAGGACTTTAAGCGTTACGTTGACCGCTACTGTACCAAGCATCGTGTAAGCGTGGATGAAGCATTACAGCATTGCCTGGTGCAGATGGCGGGCAGGATGTACAAGGAGCAGGAAGAAACGATAGTTAGATAAAACCAAGAAAGGAGCCGAGACTCTGCGCAGAGTGAAGCATATGCGGTCTCCTTGAAAAATGAAAAAATTAAAATGTGAGATTTACAGAGATTCAATGCAGAACTATAAGAAATATGCCATACCTCCGGCACAGCTTATCATTGCCGATGTCCCGTATAATGTAGGCAAGAATTTTTACGGCAGTAATCCTATGTGGTACAACGGCGGGGATAACAAGAACGGTGAAAGCAAGCTGGCAGGCAAGGCGGCATTTAATTCTGATTTCAACTTCAATCTGTATGAGTATTTCCATTTCTGCTCAAAGATGCTGAAAAAGGAAGACAAGAATAGCGTTACCAGGGGAAGAAGTAGCAACAGTCCTTGCATGATTGTGTTCTGCTCTTTTGAACAGATGCCTACGCTGATTGATGCCGCCTATAAACATGGATTCGTCCATTACATACCGTTGGTATTTGTTAAAAATTACAGTCCGCAGGTGCTTAAGGCAAATATGCGTGTGGTTGGTGCTACTGAATATGCTCTTGTGTTCTACCGTGACAAGCTGCCGAAGTTCCGAAACGGTGCAATGGTTGACGAGGACGGAAAGACGATCCGTGGCACTGGGAAAATGATTTTTAACTGGTTCAGTTGGGAGAAAGACGGAAAAGATATTCCGAAAATCCATCCGGCACAGAAGCCGGTAGCGGTGCTGAAAAAACTGATAGAGATTTTTACAGATCCCGGTGATGTAGTGATTGATCCTTGCTGTGGAAGCGGTAGTACCTTAAGAGCAGCCGCAGAGATCGGGAGAAGTGCATTCGGATTTGAGATTGACCGCAACTTTTATCAGAGAGCCAAAAATGAGATGATTGTCTTTGAAAGAGATAATCAGATTAGTTTTGAGGATATTCCGGGGGTGATGCCGTAATGGATTTTGGATATTACAACATGGATTGCATGGATGGGATGAAAGAGTTCCCGGATGGTTACTTTGACCTTGCGATTGTGGATCCACCGTATGGGATTGGAGAAAATGGGGATAAAAACCATACAAGAGGTAGCCTGGCAAAAGCAAAGGATTACAAGAGTTTTAGCGGAATGGATATAAATCCACCAAACGAAAAATATTTCGATGAACTGTTTAGAGTGTCAAAAAATCAGATTATTTGGGGGGCAAATCATTTTATAAGCAAAATGCCGTTTGATAGTAGTTGTTGGATTGTTTGGGATAAAGATAATGGAAATACTGATTTTGCTGATTGTGAACTTGCATGGACTTCGTTCAGTACTGCAGTAAGGAAGATTAAATATAGGTGGAACGGAATGCTTCAGCAAAATATGAAACACAAAGAAAACCGTATTCATCCTACACAAAAACCAGTGGCACTATATGAATGGCTTCTGAACCGCTATGCAAATCCCGGAGACATTATCTTGGACACACATGTAGGCAGTGCAAGCAGCTTGATAGCCTGCTACAGAACCAACCATCCATATGTTGGCTTTGAACTGGACAAGCATTATTATGATTTGTCAAAAAAAAGATTAGATGCAGAAATGGCACAAATGCGATTATTTGATATTATGCCGGAGGTGATGCCATGAAAGCACATTGTTTGTTTGAACAGTCAGGAACTTTTAAAAATGCGTTTAGAAAATATGGAATAGATTCTTATGACTATGATATCCAAGATGAATTTGGAGAAACTGATTATGTGATAGATTTATTCAAAGAAATTAGGGGGGGATATAACGAAAATCAAAGCATATTTGATGACATAAAAGAGGATGACATTATACTTGCATTTTTTCCATGCACATATTTTGAATGCCAAAATCAGTTATGGTTTGCCGGAAATAATTATGCTCAAAGGGGATACAGTGACGAAAAAAACTGTGAACTGGTAATAAAAAGGCACAAAGAATTAAATGAATTTTATGAGGTTTTAAATAAGCTTGTAATAATTTGCATAAGGAGAAATTTGAAACTGATTATTGAAAATCCATACAGCCAGCCACACTATCTTACAACATATTGGTGTATAAAACCAAGCATAATTGATACAGACAGAACAGCAAATGGAGATTTCTATAAGAAACCTACACAGTATTGGTTTATAAATTGCAAACCTAAAAATAATCTTGTGTTTGAAGCAATAGATTATGTTGAGAAAAAAGACATTGTAAAGGCAAAGGCAACAAACTTTACATCAAGAAAGACAGAACGCTCAATGATTCATCCACAATATGCAGATCGTTTCATTCGACAATATGTTATTGATGAAAATATATGGATGAAGTGAAATAGTAACTCAAAATTTGAGTTAAAAAGTGAAAAATTTAATTAAAAATTTGAGTTTCTATTTGAGTTGTTTTAAATAAGTTAAATTAGGATTTATCAAAGGAGCGGAATATGGGAAAAATTAAAGTGAGTGAAATTGAAATAATTGTCACTGGAAAAAAAGAAAAACCTTATTTTGAAATAAAATACAGAGAGGTAGGAAAACGGTATTACAATATTGGCTTCAGCTCATACAACTTGGATTATGTTTTTGACTGGAAAGAAAAGTGTTTCGAGGTGATTAAGCCAAAAAAGAATATCTTTAGAAAATTATTTAGGATCTAGTGGAGGTAGAAAAAATGAATGATGAAATGAAAAAAGGAATGTTACTGGCATATCAGTCAGTAAAAGAGGAAATGGATACTATAAAGGCAGAGTTGAAAAGAAAAGGAATTGAAGAAAATAAAGGTTTTTCTACTCTGAAAGGATTTATTGAGGATAATATTAGGCAGTTAAACTGAAATATTAGGATTTAGCGGAGGTAGGACATGAGCTGCATTGGATGTATCTGCGAGCACTGTGCTAATAGCGCAGAATGCTTTGATCATTGCCAGGGAGAGATGGACGATACGTGCTTTAACTGCAATGAGTGCATTCACTGGGATGGCAAGACAGGACGGGAGATGTGGAGGGACGAGTGCCCTAAATACAAGATAACGGAATACTACGCAGGTATTCTCCGGAAGAAAATGAAAATATTAGAATTTAGGAGGTAGAGATGAGCAACCGACCGGAAATTACAAAGAAACTGTCCATGTCGTTGGAAAAATACATAAATCCTAAAAATGACACAAGAATTTACATGGCTAAAGAGGTCACATTTGATTATGCTACAGGACATGCAATCAGAGTGGACTATATGAAATTTAAGCCTGTTAATAACACAGTTTCTGGAATTGAAAAAGGGGATTTCTATTGTTATGAAGTAAAATCTTCTATTGAAGACTTCAATTCAGGACACGGTTTGAACTTTATAGGCGATTACAATTATCTTGTGATGCCGGAAGAAGTTTATGTGGCGGTTTCAAATAAAATCCCTTACTTTGTAGGGGTACTTGTTCCAACAGAAAGCAGTTGGCGTAATAACTGGAGAGAATTGACAGTAATTAAGAAGGCAAAACGCAGAGACAGGGAAAAACCATTATCGGAAATGCTTTTTATGATGTTCCGTTCTGCGGCGAGAGACAGATTTAAAGTGTCTTAAACTGAAATATTAGGATTTAATGGAGGTACGAGTATGGATTTTTTAACAAATTTGGACAGTGAAACATTAAAGGCAGAATTATTAGCCTTTTTAGAACTTGGAGATGATGAATTCGACATATCTTCGATGGGAGAATTTGAAGAGCAGTTTGTAGAATTTATCAAAGATGATTTGTCTTATGCGGATTAATTAGGATTTAGTAGAGAAAGAGAGGTAATGAGCATGATACACGCTATATGTGATTTTTGTGGTAAGGATTGCGATAGAACAGCAACGCTACTGTCTATGACACCTTTTCAAAATTTTGCAAGGTATCATACAGATAATGAACCGTATGGAAATAGAGAAAAAACTAGAAGTTTTGTAATCTGCTATGAATGTTGTAAAAAACATAATCTTCCTAATCCGTATGAAACATATTCAGGAATTACTAAGCAAGAGGGGCATTATGAAAAGTGTCTTGATAATTATACAGATGTAGATCTTTTGGATGATCAGAAATATGATAGGTAAACTGAAATTTAGTGAAGAAAGGAAGAAGAATATGGCTAAAGCAGTATTAGTGATGGATATGCCGGAATCATGTAGCAAATGTAAATTTCTGTATGAATTTCAAGGAATCAAAAAATGTCAGCTTATGAATGTCCTCAATAATGGAGCATCAATGCTGTCACAGAATACATTTATAAAGAAACGGCATGATAAATGTCCGCTCCGGGAACTGCCGGAACGTGAAAAAGAGATGACCGATGCCGATGACCTCGGAAAGGATTATGTCAGAGGAACGATGGACGGTTGGAATGCTTGCCTGGATGAAATAGAATCTATAATTTAGTGAAGGAGACTGGCTTATGAAGTTGTCAAAACTGACTAAGCCAGAACTTGAAGAAATCTTCCGTAACGCCAATTTCACGGAAGAGGAAGAGAAAGTGTTTAAAATGCTTTCTTGCGGAAAAACTATTACAGAAACAGCACAAAAGATTAATGTATGTGACAGAACGGTCAACAGAATATCGAAAAATGTTTATGAAAAAATAAACAGACTGGAGGTAAAAAATGGTTAGAGTTACACAAGACGGCAAAGATGTTGATATTGAAGATGTTTCTCTGCCAAAAGAAATTATTGAGATTATAGCATCCATATGCTGTTGACACCATTGTAAAAAGGCTTTAGAATGTGTCGTATGTATGATAAATACGGCACATTCTTTATATATTGAAAGGAGTGTAAAGAAAATGGAATGTGTCGCATATATGCGTGTTTCCACGGAAAAGCAGGCAGAAGAGGGCAACGGCCTTGATAGTCAAAAAAGAGACATAGAGCTTTTTTGCCGGAAAAATGAACTGGTTGTATCTGACTGGTATGTTGATGATGGATATACCGGTGCAAATATGGATAGACCGGAATTGCAAAGACTTATTAACGACTGCATAAAAAAACGTGTTAAATGTGTTGTTGCGTTTAAATTAGACAGACTTTCAAGAAGTATGATTGATGGATTATACATAATTGAAAGAGTTTTTCAACCAAACCAAGTGTTATTCAAATGTGTCCATGACAGTGTAAGTTATGACAGTCCTATGGAGCAGGCATACACACAGATGATGGCTGTTTTTGCACAACTTGACAAAAATACTATGATGCTTCGTATGCGTGGCGGTATGTTGGAGCGAATCAAACAAGGTTACTGGATTGGTGGTGCTAATACTCCGTATTGCTATAATTATAGCAAGGAGAAAGGAATACTCATTCCTATACCAGAGCGCAAGGAACAAGCAAACAGAGCACTTGATATGTTTATTGGCGGTTATTCTGATTTATATATCAAGGAATCATTAGGATTTCACAGCGAGGTTCTTGTCAGAAATGTGCTTACTGGAGTTGTCAATATAGGTATGATCCCATATAAAGGGAATGTATATCAAGGACTTCATGAACCTATTTTTGATAAAGAAAGGTTTGAACTTGCACAGGAAATCAGAAAATCACGTAGGAAAAACAAAACTGCTTGTCATACGGATGCCAACTTGTTAACAGGATTGTGCTATTGTGGTGTGTGTGGATGCAAGATGCGGTATCAGAAGTGGACGCACGGAAAGCATAAAATATATTGCTGTTCTCGTGATAAAGCAATGAAGTATTTGCCTAATTTCAATCCAAACTGTAACAATTCTTTGGAATGGGCTGCTGATATTGAAAAACAGGTAGAAAGTGAAATTTTGAAAATATCCTTAAATCTTTCAGAGTGCAAGCCTATTGAAAAGCAAAGCAAACTTGAAATAATGCAGTCACAATTTGAAAAAGAACATGTGAAATTAAAAAGGCTATATGTTCTTTATTCCGATGGAAATGACACAGTTTTAGAAATGATTAAGAACACTGAAAAAAGCATTTCTGAAATGAAAGTAAAGATAAACGAGGAAGAAAAAAACGAAAGAAACAGTCAGAAGAAAGAAGTTGTTTACGAGAACATAAAAAAACTTGCCGATGTGTGGGCGCATATCGACAAGAAAGAGAAAAACAATATATTAAAAAGCATAATATCAAGGATTGTGATTGTCAATGGTGATGTTGAAATTCAATTAAAGAATTTTTAGCAGAACCTATTGTTATCGGAGTGGCAATAGGATGTGCTAATGCCGTATTTATCATACTTTTAAAACTTCATATTTTTTCGTTTGTCGCAAAAGTGTCGTATATGTGTCACTATATGCGACTTTTTTTATGCCAAAATTTAAGCATAAGGAGGGATGACCTTATGGGAAAATTCAAATTTTCAGATGAAACACTGGAACATATATTCAGCAAAGAACGTACAAGGGAAGTGCCGATTA